GAACAAGTAAAGTACATTGTTGCTTGGGGAAATACTGAAACGGAAGTCTGGGTTGCAAAGGAAGGAATCAGTAAACAAGTAGAGGATAATGCTGAAGATATATTGCACCTAAAAACAAATGTCAAGTATGGTTTGACAGTTATCGTTGACGCTAATGGCAAAGGAGACTACACTTCTCTGCAAGAAGCCCTTTACAAAGTTAATGATACCGCAGCAACTCATGTAACAATATTGGTTATGCCAGGAATATATGTGATGGATGAGTACGATTCAACCAAAAGGCATTTTGCAGACAAAAGGAATCTATCTATAATTGGTCTTGATAGAAATACATGCATTGTTCGCAATGATAATGGCAATTATACTACCAACCCATACGTAGATAATGCTCCATTTAAATTAAGTGGTAAAGTTCTCATATCAAATCTTACTATTATTTCTTCTGACGAACAAAACAATGCAGGAAATGGTATAGCATATTGTGTTCATGTCGATTCAGAAGCTAATGAAGGAGACATAATGGAAATAAGAAATTGTATTTTATACAATAATCATGGGGCTTGTATAGGAATAGGTTTGCGCCAAGGTTTTACATTAAAAATAGTAGGATGCGAAGTAAAGAGTGATTTGAAATCTGATGATTTAACACAGACTTGGCAGGGAGCAATAATTTGCCATGACCAATTAAAACCTAATGTAACAAACGAGAATTTATTCATTAAAGATAGTATTATAGAGTCTAATTCAGAAGTATGTATAGTGTTAAATAGTACAACGTATAAAAATAGTATTGATTTAATTGCAATAGGCAACATTATCGTATCAACAAATTCAGCAAGAGCATTAACTGTTAATTCTCCAAACACAAAGAATATTAGAAGTGCAAACAATAATATTGTACAGAAGTAAAAATAGATAATAAATTATATCTAGTTTTAGTTAAATTGACGTTTTGAGATTGTTTGCCTCACGCCCAATTAAGACTAAAGAGCAAATAATAGTTGAATCTAAAGAAGAGGAACTCTAAGTCGTTGACTTAGCAAACGATAAAAAGCTGGGTAGGGCAAAAGAATCTACCTAGCTTTTTTAGTATGCTCGGTATGAGCATACCAAATCTAGTTGGGGTGTTCTTTTTCAAAACCCACCATTAAATACTAAAAATGATGTCTGTATGCCCTTCTGAATCCTGCACTAACTGCTTCTTTAACCGTGTTGGCATAAAACTCTCCAGGCTTACATATCTGAGTCCTGTCATATTGCTGATCAAATGGAAGATGATATATCTTGTTACCTTGATTGACATTACATTTTATAACAGGATAATCTCCCATAGGCTGCTTAATAGCGCTTATATCTAAAAATGCCGCAAACTTCTTGGCTGTATCAGATAAGTCTATGTTGGTAATGAATATACCATGTGGCAAAAACAGATGACCTTTTTCTACTTTATAAGCTATCGTTGTACCATATAATTGCATTATATACTTTTCTCTAATAACCTTATTCTTGCTCCAATACTTACATTGAATAATATAATCAAGTCCGTCTTTATGGGCAATAATATCACGACCTAAATCTTCAAGCCCTTTGATTCCTGTATGTTCCACCTTATAACCTTTTCCTTTAAGCCAATGGCAGACATACATTTCGTAATCTCTGCCAATTTGCCAGTTGCTTTTGTGGCGACGCATATACCTATCCAAAGCCAACTGGTTTCGTGCATCAACTGAAAGCTTATTGTATTCTTCTTTTGAAACATAATCTTGAACCCTATCGTAATCTTCATTATCATCAGCGTTTTGCTCAAAATAGTCTTTTACGATTTCCATAGTTCCGTCTCCTTCCAATGAGTCTTCAACACTAGGCATGCTATGAAGCAGTAACTCATACTGATATTGGTACATTTTTGCGTCAGCTGCATGTTGCTTAGCTTCATTACGCATATTCTTTACTACTTCCGCTGCTGAATGAGCAGGGTGGGATTTCCTCTTTAGATAATTTGAACTATTGGTAAAAACTAGAGCAACAGCATCAGCGTATGCAGATGCAAGATATTTCAGAGGAGACTTAGCGTCAAGAAGCTTATGTAATCGCTCTTCCTTTTGCGAATAATCGTATTGCAAGCTATTTAATACTCGTTTGTGCTCATAGTTGTTTCTCTCTATATTGTGATTGTATTCTTTTATTTTGTCGTTTAGCTTCATTTGCGCATTCTCTATTTTGCCTTTTAAGTATGAATGCTGGCAAAACAACATAATCAAAAATATAAGAACTAAAAATATAATGATATACATAGATGGTTGCTGCTAATTTTTGTTCATAAACTATAGTTCATTTAAACCATAATATTTGGCATAAACACATAAGTACATTGATGATGCAATCTTTCCTTTATCCACACCATGCAAGAAATCAATCGCATCATCTAAGACATTTCTGTCGTAGCCTGTAACTGACAGAATTTGCTGTTCTGTCATTGGGTACTGCTCTAAAATCAAATCTGGAGTATCGCAAATTTCTGGAAAGAGGCGAATCTTTCCATCATTATCTACATTACCAGCTTCCTTGCTGGCAGCTAGAAACTCTTTCATTAATCGGGCAGTCTTCTTATCTGACTCTTCTTTGAACTCCATATTGTTATATATACTGTGATTTTTCCTGCAAAAGTAGCAAAAATTTCAATAGATTGTACCGGCAAAAGCTCACTTTCTTCCTAATTTAGACTGATGCTAAATAATCGAGCATTATCTTGCTCATCGTAAATCATTGAAAAACAAACTTCTAACACACAAAAACTTTATTTTGAGCATAGTTAGGCAGAGCCTCATCTTCTTCGTAACTTTGCACCAAGTTCAATAGTGAACGAAACGGATAAACTATTTTATTATGTCAGAATCTAAGACATACATCTTTGGTGAAAACCAAAACGGAGGTTCAAACGGAATGCTTGGACTTCTTGCTCCTCTGCTCCAGAAGCAGGGTGTAGATCCAAATGTGCTTCTCGCCATGAAGGGTAACAACGGAATGTGCGGTGAAGGTGGTTGGTTCATGTGGGTTATCTTCCTCTTCTTCCTTATGGGTTGGGGCGGCAATGGCTGGGGCGGCTTCGGCAATAACGGTCGTGGCGGTCTTGCTAACGAGATTAACAACGACAATGGTCGTGCCCTCTTGATGGATGCCATCGGTGGCAATCGTAATGCTCTCAGCAATTTGGCAACTCAGCTTAACTGTACCGAAGGTCAGATTCAGAATGCCATTTCCGCTTTGACTTCTCAGGTTCAGAGTGTAGGTAATCAGGTGGGTATGAGCGGTATGCAGACCATCAACGCTTTGCAGCAGGGTAATATGCAGATTGCTCAGCAGATTGCAAACTGCTGCTGCGAGAATCGCTTGGCTATCTGTCAGCAGACTGGTGCCTTGACGAATGCCATCAACAACGTGGCAGTAGGTCAGGAGCGTGGCTTCTCTAACGTGGCTTACGAGACTCAGCGACAGACTTGCGACTTGCACAACGCTATCAAGGAGAGCACTCAGACCATCGTTGACGGCCAGAAGCAGGCAGAGATGCGTGAAATGCAGAACAAGATTGATGCGCTTCGCGAGGAGAACAGTACCTTCAAGGCTTCCGCAATGACTTCACAAATCGTGGGTCAGGCTGTAGCACCTATCAATCAGGTATTGGCAGTTCTGCAGAACGAGGTGGCAGGTATCAAGTGCAAGCTGCCAGAGACAGTAACCACCCCTTACAGCCCATTTACCGCGGTTCCTAACTGCGTGGCTTATCAGGCAGGTCTGTATGGTCTGAATGCTGCCAATGGTGCAGGATTTTGGGGTTAAAGAAAGGAGGCTGCTATGTTATGGTTAAGACCTTTTACTTGGGTGAATCGTAACGGTTCGGCGGCTATCGCTTCAACAGGCGTGAAGGTGAATACCGCCGATGTGGTGTTCACCTTTAAAAATCACGCCTTCGTGAATGCCAACTACAGAGGAACGATTTTCGTAAATCTGCGTCAGGCTATTCCGGATGGAACGACTGGTACGCTGCCTATACTTTTCGAGACCAACGGCGCAACCCAAGCTGTAACCAAATTCAACGGTGAAGCATTGACGGTTGCAGACGTGCCGGGAACCGGAGTGGTTCAGCTCTGGTTTGAGAGAGACACTAACACCCTTCAGCTGATGACGGGTATTGTTTAACAAATAGAATAGATAATAGGAGATTATATTATGTTTCAAGGTTTAAGAACAAATTCTTTATTCTATGTCCTAGATAAGGGCGAAAACCCGAACTTGCAGATTGGTCAGGTTGTTTCGGTCAGCAACCCTCAGACAAAATACCCTACCTTCAACAACGGCTTCACGCCTCAGCCTATGGAAACTGTGGTTGATGTGAAAGTGAAGCTGAACGATGAGGAGGTTGATTTCAAGCAGCTACCTGCCAACGGACAGATAGCAAACGACAAGAACCTTGTTGTGAGCGACAACAAGGAAGCCATGAGTGCAGAGGTCGATACGATGCTGAGACAATCCAAGGCGATACTGGAGAGCGTAGATTACCACAAGAAAGTCGTTGATTCTTGTGAGGGAATGCTACTGCAACTCAACCCCCAGATTGCCAAGGAGAGGGAACAGACTGAGAAGATCAGCAAGCTTGAAGGCAAGGTTTCTGGCATGGAGGGCAAGCTCGACAAGATGATGGGATTGCTCCAACAGGCGATAAACAAGTAATCTCCTATCTATTCACTTTAAAAATCTTAGAATTATGATAATGGTTGAGATTACAGAAGACAAGTTTGATGGCTTGTATGAAAACGTGGAGAAGGGCTTGCGCTACTTGGATAAGGCGATGAACTGCCTGGGCGAAATGAAGCGTGAAGGCAGACGTGACCGATACGGCGAGCGCAACCGCATGCCCGATTACAGAGGTCGTGGAGGCAGAAGTGGTATGCGAGAGCATGAAGAGTACGACGACATGCGCCAACGTGAAGACCGTGGACGTGATTACAGAAGTGATTACGGAGAAGATTACTAACTAGTTTGGGGTGTGCTCAAAAGTGGGCATACCCCTTTCTTAAATACATAAAGATTATGGAAAGAAAATATAGACAATCATTAAATGCCTACGATTATCAGCCAGAGGAAATGAGGGCTTACCTTCGCTACAATGGTTGGCACTTCAATAAGAAGATGTGCGAGTGGGCAGTAAAGCAGATGCGGAAGAATGGTAAGCCTATCCGCATGATGAGCAAGGATGATATTGAAGACATCTTGAAAAAGAACAATATCGTGCTGGAGAATAATGTGGGCTATGATGCGGTTTACATCGCGCACATGTGTCTGGCAGATTTCTACGGCTCGTCTATCACAGAAGAAAAGCAGATGGCCCAGTTCATCAAAGACTACGTTGATGATGAGGATCAGCAGGATGGTTTCATCTTCAACCGCTTCTATGCAGACACATCTTTCAATGGTGTGGGCATTCCTTGGGAAGAAATATTGTAGTTTATAGTTTAAAGTTAATAGTTTTGACTGAGCAGGAGATATATTTGGAAAGGTATGACTGGACAGTACATGTAATGTACGATGTCCACTCAAAGGATGCTATGAAGGTAAGAAGGCATCTTCGGGATTTGGGATGCGCCGGCATACCTCTCGAAGATGCCTGTAATCTCGTGCTCGAAGGCAAACCCAACAAAGGCATCACCTATTCCAATATAGATACCAGAAAAACGATAGTAGTAATAGGTTGGACCACCTCAAAAGGAGAGTATACGAATAGCCTCACCCACGAAATGCTCCATGTAGTTCAGCACATATCCGAGCAGTTCCTTATAAATATGTACACCGAAGAACCCTGCTACCTCCTAGGCTCCCTCTGTCAAGCCGCCACCAGCAAGCACCTGCTAGCAAGCACCAGCTAGCAAAGCCCCCTTTAGCCCCCGTTCCTCAGCATTCCATGCTGAGTCCCACCTTATTTATCCAAAGTCTAAACTATGCAGAAATTCCCCCAACCCCGATACAACCTATCAAAAAAATCCCTACCTTTGCACCCAGAAATTACAAACGCATAAAACATTGATTCATGAAGAAATTATTATTTATCCTAATGGCAGTTCTGTCATTATGTGCATGCAGTAGTAACGATGATTCTGCTGCCGAGGTATCAAACAAATTCTCTGTTGATGGGAAAGACTATCCAATAGAACAAATAACAGTCGGCGGTTATTTTATTAAAGTAAAATCAGGCAATTACACCTTGAATGCAATCACAAATGATAGAGTTACTCTTGGTAAGAAAAACTACCTTACAGCATACCCTTCATTTAATGCCGGTGTATGGAAAGACCATTGTGATGGCTATGGTTCTGGAGAGTTTACCTTTAAATGCGATAATGAGGATATAACAAAGTCCTCTTATATACTAATAAAAGAAAATGACGAGGATAATAGAATATATATAGAGGCTTTATTTGGTAATGGAACAAAAACTGTGACACTTACATATTTTGGAACAGTCGATATTAGCCATATAGTAAAGAAGGAGTGAGCCTTGCGCCCACTCCTTTCTTTATATTATTCTAATCTATCCAGCTCATCCACCGCATCCATCATGATTCTGTCAATATTCTGGTTAGCGAAGTTGATGCTCTCGTTATCAGAAGACTTATCTCTGAGCTTCTTCCATCGCTTCATCTGTTTCTCAGCCAGCTCGATTACTCTTACCTTGGCAGCATCCTTGGAGTTCTGGAATTGATAATACTCCCCGATATTCGTGATTCTCTTATCCAGAGGAACATTCTTCGATTTCAGGCGGTCCACGTTCGCCATCGTCTTCTCCATTTCGTCCTTGTAGTTATACCACTTACTCTTGGTTCGCTGCAAACTGCTCTGCTCGCTTGGCGTATAGAGAAGAGAGCGAAGGAAAGGAATATCCTTGGTCTCCGTATCGCTTCCGTGCTTGATAACACCGATAAGTCGCTCTGTAAAGGTTGCGGCACCGCCACCGATACCACCGATGTAGTGATTCAGCATACTAGGGTTCGTTACCATATCTAGGAAACTGTTACCCAGCATATCCTCATTACCCTTGGCCACATCGTTGGTCTGGGCATTCACCCATTTATTCACAGCCATATATCCGTCAGGTACACCCTTGTAGGCTCTCTGCCAAGCAGGGGAATTTTCATTCCAGTCACCACGTCTTTCAATTGGCGCACCCTTCCAGTCGGTGTTTAACTCCCATTCCACGAAAGGAGATAGGGCAGAAGGAGAGATAGCCTTGATCGTCTCATTCAATGGCTCCTTGCCAGCCGAAGAGTTACCGAGATAGTCCATCACCGGCACAAGCTGCGACATACAGCCCACGGCATCCAAGGCAGGATTCTTCTGTCCGCTCACGTTAGGAGAGAAGGTCAAACCAGCCGCCAAGTCACCCAAACCATAGAAGGCTCTCAACTCGATGGCAAGCGGAATCGTCACGAACTCGCCACCGCCCTTGTAGATGCAGAGATTGTTTCTTCTGATATAATCAGGCAACTCGCCGTATGGGTCCTTCACTCCCTTTCTATCCTTCTCGTCCTCACTCGCAATCAGCACATTGTTACCAAGTGCAGCAAGCGCACCGAGGGCAAAAGGAATGGCAAGCATGTTGATAGAAGTACCCACAGGATGGTTTTTCAAGTTCTTCACCAGCAGATTTGTACTCTGAATACCGGCATTGAAGAACATAGAACAATGTCTGAGATAGCTAGCCGTAAATCCGTAAGCCCATCTTGCAGCTGCCTTGCCGCCAGTCATTTCTCCGTTCTTGAAACTCTTGATAGCATCACCGCTTCCATGGCGGTTGAAGTTGGTAGATACCTCCTTCGCATCATAGACCGAACGGATGATAGAGCGGTTACTGTCTCGGCTCGCACAATAGGTAGCGAATCGGGCGATATTCTCAGCCACCTCGTTGATGTTCGCCAGATTTCCGAAGAAGAAGTCACGAAGGGCAGCACCGCCCTTGTCAATCTTGCTTCTTTCGCTCTTCACATCTTTCTTGTACTCCTTGGTCCAATCCTGCATGTTCTTGATCTGAACCCAACCGGTTTCGCCGCCGTTTTCCATAAACTCCTTGAAATATCGCTGAACCTTGTCGCTCATATCAAGCGTGCCGTTACGATACTTGGCAAATAAGCCCAAGCCAGTAGTTCCGCTCAAATCCTTGAAACTGATATTTGAAGCACCCTTATATAAGCCCAACTGAGCATAGTACTTCGCCCAGAGCGCACCATATCTAGCACCTTCCTTAGAAGTTACGTTGCTAGATGCAAACTCAGCATCACGCATGATGTTTCGCATCACGAACTCAGGGTTATAAGAGGTACACAACTGCGCCATCATTCTAGAAATAGAACTCAATGGCTTCATGATTCCCTTGGCGCCCGAGTTCTCCAGCAAACCATTCAGAGCCTGCGCTGCTCTAGGATTTCCGTTGATAACAAAAGAATGGGTCCTTCCGGCAATCTTCACGTCCACGATGTGCTGCGATTTATTCTCTGCTCTTTGGAACTTATAGCCGATTCTTCCTCTTCGATACACCTTTGTCGCCAACCCCTTTGATTCCAAATCCTTCATTTCCATATTGAAGTCTGCTACTATCTGATTTATTTCATCAGCCGTAGCGTCCTCGGGAATGTCTGGGTAACGCTCCACGGTGGTGTGAGTGATAGGGTCATCGGCGTACCAAACCCTAGTCTCCGTCACAAGATTATTGTTCGAGTTGTTTCTTACGAATCTTGCGAAAGCCTGACGGATGGCGTTCATACCGCCATTCTTGATAGCCCTGTTGCCCATCGCACCAATCTGAGCCAGCACGTTTGTCTCACTCAGATACTTGTGTCCTCTCGCTCTCATGATCGTGCTTCCGATATAGCTCTTCGGGTCGCCCTGCTCAGTAATGTAGCCATAAGTATCTTCTGCAGTAGCCTCATCATACTTTCTCAAAGGCACATACCAGTTGAACATATCAGACACATGACCGTAAAGCTCTCTGCTGATAAGACCATTCTTATAGTCAGTATCAATAGAATACTGGGTAGCAGCCTTCACCTTATCCCAATAGTCCTTAACAGACCCCTTCTTGATACTCTCCATCTTTGCTTCTGAATCCATCACGCTAGCGATAGCCTCAGCATCATCGTAAGGATCAGAAGACTTAGCCACTTCCTGTATAGCATGAATGCCCGAATAGTCATGTTCGCCAGCATCAAACTTATTGTCACTATCCACGTAGGTACGGATGAAATCGTCCATGCGCTCATAATAAGTCTTCAAGTCGATGTCTCCACGCTCCAATTTCTCGTCAAGGGTAGCCTTCTCGTTGTTCCAATCGAACTCCACAGTATCAGCTAGCTTCTTGGTCTTCTCGTTCATGCGCATATACTTCAAGGCATCACGCACATACAAGATACGGTTTCGCTCCAAACCGTGCTTGGTAATCATGTAGAGATTGAAGTTTCTTATCTTCTCATCATCCTTCTTGCCATCGAAAGCATCCAGTACGCCGGCCATGGCCTTATCAAGAGGTTTCATCACGTTGCGCTCAAACATCTGAGCCGCATCGCTCATCGCGCCCTGCATGGTGCTCTGCAAGATATAAGGATTCTCCGAAGAGGCAATATCCTCAATCTTCTTGTCAGGAACAATCGCATTCATCAACTTCTTCAGCGAAAGCATATTGTCCATATAGCTCTCGGTGAACATATAGCCATGTTCACCGAGCGAACGGTGGTATCTGTCAAGTGCCGTGCCGGCAGATGGGGTAGTACGGAAGTGGATCTCACCATCTGTAGCCTCATTCCACTCAGCCTTGGTAAGATTATCCATACTTCTAACCTTTCCGTCATTTCCGTAGAACATACCGTCATGCGCCACGACAGCAGGCATACGCTCATGGTCGAGACGGTATTTCACCGCCTCGGCTCTCAGTTTCCAATAAGGATCATTTGGATTCTTCTGCAAGTTCTTGCTCAACCAGAGCAGATACTTCACATCTTTAGTATTAGGAGCAATACGATAACCGATTTCATGAAGGAAATCAGATACCTTATTCTTGATACCATTCCAAAAGCCAGCTTCACCCTTGCCATCCTCGGCGAGTCGGGCGATACCTTCCTCAATGGCATCATAGATATTCAGAGGGTTGAACTTTCTCTCCTCATCCACCAGCTTCTTCAAAGCCGCATTCTCAGGCTTATCCAAGTCGTACCATACTTCACGAAGGAACTTGTCGAATCGTTCATCACCAAACAACTCTCTCATTCCCTTGTGTCCAACCACCTCATGCCAGATAGTCTTCTCGGCAGTATATCTATCGTGGATATTAGGCATATAAAGATGCACCTCGCCAGTCTTCTCATCATACCAACCGGTTATCTTTCTACCTTTCTCAATGGCAGCCTTCGCTGCCTTGTTGTTGATTTCATCAACTGATGAAACCATGTTCACCTTTGCACCAGTCTTCTGAGCCACCTTCTCTACATGGTTTTCAACCGATGAAGTAGGGTAGTTGCCATCGCCGTGGTCCGTGCGGAACTTGGTGCCATCATCTGGAAGAACAGTATTGTCAATAGTCAATCCCTTCTCCAGAGCTTCCATAATCTGCTCTGATTTCTTCACGCCCTTCTCAGGAGCACCAATCTTAAAGCCAGCCTCCTCAAAGGCTATTCTCTGCTTAGGAGTCAGTACATTCTCAGGAATCTCAACCTTCGCATCGCCGATAAACCCCTTCGCTTTCTGAGCCACCTCTGCATCATCGAGCACTCTAACAGGCTTACACCAACGAGAGAGGATAACCTTTCTAGCCCTGCCAGTCTGTTTGAACACCTCTCCGCTCACGCTACCGCTCTTCCAGTCAACTTCGCCCACAGCATCCTTGGCTCTATCTGCCTTGTAGCCGCTAGAAAGTTCACTAACTGGTGTTTCGCATTCCACGACAACGATGTTAGGACGAATCCAAGCCGATTTAAACTGGTCGTTCAATGGAGAGCGAGACATGTGCCAGTAAGGATTGTAGGCTGCATTTATATCTGTTGCCTTCTTGCCGGTAGCATCCCTGCCGCCCTTGTCAAGCTTGAATTTCCATTTCAGTTCGCCGGTCTTCTTGTCTACCTTCTGTTCGCCAGTCTTAGGGTCAATATCCGGGATAGCCAAGTCTGGGTTCTCGTCGGCACGAATCCACTGCCCAAGTTCGTTAGCCTCAACAAGTTTACCGCCCACAGAAGCAGCCATAGGTGGATAAAGCTTTCCGTCAATAACCTGCATGGCACGATATACCTTAATCTTAGGCTCCTCTTCAAGTCGCTTGATTAACTCAGGGTCAGTAACCTTACTTTCAACAATCTCGTTGTTTAATTCGGCTCCCTTTTGGAATCTTTCATAATCAAAATTTCTGATTACGTTCTCCAATGCTTTGTCAAGTCTGTCTAGATCGGTCGTTGTGTCAACGTGGAATCCAAGCATCTTTTTAATGGCATTGAAAACTCTTCTGAACCATCCTTTTTGAGCAGGAATCTGAGCTGCTATCTTTCTCCATTCTGGGTTAGCCAACTCAGTTATCATTTCGGCAGGATTTTTTAGTGCGTAAGGCTCAGTACCACCGATATGCTTATCAAAGTAAGACTTTATTTCGTCATACAAATCAACTACCTCTTTAGCTGCCTTTCTTTGTGATTCAGTAAGCAAGTCACCATATCCTTTTCGGTAAAGGTTGATTATGTCAGATGTTACAACATGCAACATTTCATGACAAACTGTAGATGCTAAGTCTTGCTTAGTAAACCGAATGGCTGATAAGAAGTCAGAGTCGATATGAATAAAGTTTTCAGGATGGTTGTAATATCCCTTAACTCTATTTTCAGACTCGGCTCCGTGTCTTAGCTTTGTTCCGAGAATTTCTACTAATCCTCTAATACGATCAAAGATCTTCTGAACGTCCTTATCGCTGTTGTTATCATTGAATATCCTTTCTGCCAGATCCTGACTAGCCCAGTCTCCTTCTTCAAGACCGTATTTGTGTCGGAAGTCGTTGAAGCGTTCGATAAGATACTCTCTAGCTCTTTCAGCCGCTGCTTTATCAATTGCTGCTCGCTTGTACTCATCGAGCACCCTGAGTCCTTCAAGCGTTCTAATAGCATTTCTTTCTCCGCTTCCGCCAGTTCCTTCTCTTCCTGTATCACTTCCTCCGGCGTGATTCCGTAGTCTACCATTGCCCCCATTTGTACGGGAGTCGTCGATGGCTTCGGACAAACTCTGTCCTTCCTTGACCCTTCTTTCAATATCTCGGATGTTGTCACTTTGCTTGATTCCATACTTCTTTTCAATATCTTTAAGTTTGTTATCAAGAGAATCAATGATAGTTTTCAGACCATCATGCTTTTTCGTTGGCTGCATCTTCTTGTCATAATCGAAAGTATCAACGTATTGATTGTTAGCAAACTTATTTGCCATCAATTCTGCATATCTCTTTACGTTTGGATGGTCGGAAATGCTACCATAAAGTCTTTCAACCTCATCATCGAATCTCTTTTCAATCTGCGAAGATACGTTTTTATCTACATCTTCCGGAATGATTCTACCTTTCTTAACATCTTTTGTATCTGTTTTAGAATACTGAAAGCCTCGGTCCTCACGGAAGTGGGTGCCTTCATCCTCAGAAGTATTGCGCTCCTCCTGCACCTTCACGCCCATCTTAGACAGGCGGTCCAGTACTGGCTTCAACTGCTCTGGCTTGAACTCAGCAAGCATATTGTTACCTCTTGTCTCGAAGTTATTACCATTAACCAGTTTCAGCAAGTCATTATCCATGAAGTACTTGCCGCCCTTCGCCTTGCTCTTCGGTACACGAAGTTCATAGTAGTAACCACGATTGTTGTCTATACGCTTCACCTTTACTTCACCATCCGATGAAGTAACCTCGTCAATACCACCATGCCAAGAAGAAAGTTCAAACTTCTCTGTTACGCTGTTGATAGGCGCATCTGTAGTCAAGCCCTTAGGGTCGAATCTATCTGGCATCAAGATACCAGTCTTCACCTCGCCAGTATCAGTTGTATATTTCACCAGCTGACCGCCCAAGCCCTGATCCTTACTGTCAACCAGAGCCTGCATCAGATTACCAGTTACAATATAGCCATCCTTGCGGCTCTCGTTACTCGTCAGTCTATCCCAATTATTAAGGTCTTGGTTCAATACCTTGATATGATTATCGCCCATACCGGCAGCCTGCTTAGTCATGCGGTCGATAGAACCGATAATATCCACCTTGTTTTCACCAGAACCCACCTTACCCGCGATAGGGAATGTAATCTTTCTTCTGCCATCCAAGGTAGCAAAGGAAACGGAAGAGGCGTTAGGCGAGAAGTTATCAGTAATCTTGATGTCAATAAGTCTACCATAACTGTTACCGAATCCGCTCAACTCGTTAGGGTTATTCATATCTGTAGGCAGAACGAAAGTCTGGTTTGTATCGAAGGTATCAAGCACACGCTCAAACATTTCAGCCTTGGCTTTCAGGTTCTTCACCACATCGTTCAGCTTATCTTTCTCCTGCTTGTAGATGTTGTCATACTGATAGCCAGCCATCTTCTCAATCTGCTCATCGCTCATGCCCGAATCCTTTTGACCTTTCTTAGCGTCCTTGATATATTTCTCCTTAGCCTTGGTTGCAGCCTTCACGGCACGTTCCTCATACTTCTGAGTCTCGTCCGCAATCTTCTGGTCGAAGTACTCCTTCACGGCAGCCTTCTTCTCGGTCTTGTATTCATCCCATGTCTTGCCGCCAGTCAAGCCTTCCTGCGAAGCCTTCACCTCAGAAGCCTTCATCGGTTTCTTCAAGATGGCCATGTTCACCTTTTCTATATAGGTGTTGTCAGCAAAGGCGTTATCGCCGCCCGGCTCTGCACCCTGCTTCCAAACTTCCTTGTGGAGAGTCTTAGCCTTCAGAGGCAGCTCGGTAATTTCAAGGTCATTCTCACCCATTTCGTTGAGTCGCTGAATCTCGTTGGCATAAAGCTCGCCAATCTCCTGCAACATCTTCTCCTGCTCTGAAACTCTCAGCAGAGCCATACGCCCAAGCAACTTGCTTGCATCGGCACCAGCTTCGCCATCGCCAACACCGCTACCGCTTGCAACAAGAGTCTGTGGGTCGATTCTAGACAAATCATCGCCATTACTCTTTTCCCATCCGAATGGATCAGCCATGCGAGCATAAAGGTCAAGATGCTCTGCCATATACTCACGAACTACCTTATCACCATATTTATTGGTAATATCGGCAACTTCCATTTCGTTGAACTTACTCTTCTGAGAAGAAGTAGTGTTGGCATCAAGTGACTTCAACTTAGCCTTAAACATCATCAGCAGTCGCTGCTCGGCAGGGATAAGGGAAACCACATACTCGTATGCACCTCTAGCCACCTGACCGGTTCGGTCGATACGTCCACGCATCTGAACCTCATCGTTTACGTCAAGCTGCTGCTGCGCCACGATCATCACACGCTTCTTCTGGTCCTTATACTTGCTCGAAGCATGAAGGGAAATACCGGTTGCTGCACTCTTGTTGAGAATAAGCGCATCAATCTTGCCATCGTTAAAGTCGCGCGCGAGTTTCTTCTTGTCTGTATCAGCACGCTTCACCTTGGTAACAGTTCCGTTGTCGTTATAAACGAACTCGGTCTGTCTACCGGTCAGCTCGCCAACCTTATAACCTGCCTTCTGCAACTCGTTCTTGATAACATCAATAGGGGAGAGTGAAAGACCGGTACTTGTCTGCTCAATCTTCTTTTCCAGTTCGTGATAAGCCTCAACTGCCTCATCACCCAAATCAGAAAGCTTGATGTAGCCGCTTTCACTATTATCCTTTGCGTCCTTCTGAGTATAGCGAAGTGTACCCTCCAGACCCTTTTTCAAAGATGTGCCCAAGTCTGGTGCGTCCATTTCCTCACCAAGCGCAAGATTGCCAGTCTGCGATTCGTTGGTATTATTCAACGCAATCACAGGCTTCATACCCTGCTTCAAATAGTCGATTGCACGTTCTGCAGCAGACTTCGCTTTCAGAGAGAGAAGAACCTGCTGAACGGTATTGAACGCCTTGCTGGCAAATGGCTGATTCTTGATACCCAGGGCAGCCGTTCCCTTCTTGATTCCAATGGTAGACTGAATGGCAGCCAACTCGTCATTACGCTCATCCACGTAACTTGAAACGTATTTCTTTTGGAAATTGATAATATCATTAAACAAACCGATGATACTATCATACTGTTCTCGCTGTTCCTGTACTCGCTCAGGATCATCAATCGCCTTCCAGTCGATGGTTACGCCAGTCATATCTCGCTCACGGCGAATCATCTGACCGCATTGTGTTAAGGTCTGGCTCATGATTTCTTGCAAGGTTGCACCACCACGCTTTACCGCATCAATCAAGTCGGATGATTTCATACCGCCCTCATTCATGGCAGTACGCAAAGCATAGATAGGCATGTTGTCAGGTCTCTTGGCAAAGGTTGCAGAGAAGAAGGTAACGTTCTTTGCCTTCTGAATAATGTGTTGGAAGTAGTTACCCTGACCGCTATTGCCACCAGCCGTGTGGCTTTCATCAAGGATAAGATAGGCGTTACCCATCAGTTTTTCAATAGCATCACGTCTTCTTTGTCCGCTAAGGGCAGCAGCGCCGAATGTCTTACCCTTCGCAAGTTTCTTCTCTTTTCGGGCACCATTCTCGTCAAACTCATACACACCATTGCTTACTTGGCTGTAAGTAGTCAATACATAGTCGTATTCGTCTGGTAGTTTTCCGTTCTTTTCGATGTAGTCGAGCACACGCTTCACCTCGCTCTTCGATGGCAAAGCGAATACTACATTTCCGTCTGAGTCGGTAATGGCAGCTTCCTTTGCACTACCGAATACAAATGGTCTTAGGTCTGGGCTGCCAATATCCACCAAGTCACGATAAACATCACTCAGCAATCCTGCTGTCTTGGTGAAATATACAGGGACCTGACCCTGCTTCTTGGCGTATCTGATAAGCGAAGCAGCCTGTCTTCCCTTACCGATACCAGTCATATCGCCGATGATGAATGCGTTACCCTTCTTTGCCTGCTGCAAGGCAAGGGCTACAGAGTCAACCTGCTCTGCGGCAAGATGAGAATACAAATCATCCTTATCATTATAGCCCAGTTCATCAACAAGGAACTGGTCTGCATCGCCCAACTTTTCAAGGTTCTTGTTTACCGCCTCCTGCTGATCGGCAGGCATAACTGCTTTCAGAGTGAATGGGTTTTCACTCTTAGGGGCGTAAGTAACTTTCTCAGTACTTAGTCCACGTACGGATTTGTCCACCCGCTGTAATTGTCCCCGTGGTCCGCTTCCGCTCCCGGTGCTGGCAGGTTCATCAGCACTTGGCTGAGTGTCATTCCGTCCAGCTCCTCCCGATCCATTTCCTCGCTGCTCATTGGTTCCAGTGGTTGGTTCTTTGCTTGTAGAAGGCTCTGTCCCTGTTCCGTCTGTTCTACTATCTCCATCAGAAAGTCCTCCATCTTGTCTTGGCTCGGTTCCTCGTTGATTTTCCAAGTCATCATGGGTTCCTGATACGGAAGTGGAGTCAAATAAGTCAGACTCTCGCTCACCATCTGGTTTGCTTCCTCCTCGTTCTCCTGTTCGTACTCTCTCTTTAGGAGTACCAGTAGCGCCTTGTTTATCAAGTTCTGGTTGAGCACTTCTTGTTTCTCCTCCGATGGAAGAATCCATCCGTTCACCTCGTAGTATATCATCTTCAATTCGTTTATAAAGTTCGTCATAATCTTTCACGGCTTCCGCTCTAGCCTTATCCTTTACTGGTGGAAAGGCATTCTCGTTCAAGCGTCTTCCGTTTATTAATATAATACGTGTAGGGTAGCTGGTTCCCTGTTTTGCATAGAGACTTCCATCCACATTAATCACGTCCTCCACATTATAGTGGCTATAGAGATAACCAAGGAAAGCCTTATCTTTCGGATTCAGACTTCCGTTCTTGGCGTATTCCGTCTTGCCGCCGATGATAATGGCAGCACGGCCATCGTCCTTCATGCTCTCCAAGGCATTGATAGCCATCTGTCCTTCCAAAGAAGAAATCTTGTAGCCGTCATACTCCTTAGTGGTAGCACTACCGAATGGTGGATTTGTAACCACCACGTCAACGTCCTTGTCTGCAAAAGGCTGGGTTCCGTCCTGACTCGTCACGTTCTTGAAGCCCTGTCTTCTCAGGTTAGCCAATCGCTGGGCATCAATATCGTTCACATGTACCTTATCCATTGGCAAGCCGATGGTAAGCATACCGTTGCCGGCACTAGGCTCCAGAGCACTCTCAATCACCTTGCCGTTGCCCTTCACATACATATCTGCAAGGAAAGCGTAAGGGGCAGGGGTAGAGTACTGCTGCTTCATCACTCGCTCAGAATCTCTCTGGTTGAGGCTCGGCTGATTCTCATAGAGCGTCTTGATGCGTTCAAACTTCACCGCATCGTTGGTAGACTCCGAAGAAGCAATACCTCTTGCTCGCTTAACAATAGCTGTTTCTGCAAGCTCCTGAAGGTCTGTGTCTTTAATGTCCTTCAAACCGAGTCTCTCTGCTATCTTTCTCAGTTCAACGATTCCGTTAAACTTATGTTTGAAGCCCAACTGTAGGTTCACGACATCAATAAACTTCTTCTCGGCCATCTTTCTTTCCTCGGCACTCTTGGAGTCACCCACCAGATTCTCCTGATGCTTAGGTGAAGTCTTCTCGTAGTAGTCAGCCCAATCCTTCAAGCTCATGCGCTGCTCGCCATCGCGATAGCGGATATTCATCATCTGCTCATAGATGGCATCCACGTCTTCCTTCTTAAAGAGCTTGGCAGCAGGAGCAAACTCCTTGCGCATTTCCTTCACCACGTCTTCAAGATTGTGCATACCTCTCTTGATTCTCAGATAAGCATTCTCTGCCATGGCGCTCACCAGCTTAGGCAATACTTCCAGCTGTCTAGAGTTAAGACCAATAAACGAAGCGGACATTTCATCATTGCCGGCATTTTTGAGCATATTCCAAAGGTCATTAACCTTCTTGTTGGAAGCCGCTACTGCTGCATCGTCAGCAGTTTGCTGAGGCTTCTTTTCGATTTTTGCTTTCTTCTCCTTCTCGAATCCTTCTGCTGCATTCTTGATTCCTTCCATAGGGTCAGCAGATGGTTCCGTTTTAGAAGTCTCAACCTTTGGTTCAGTCTTCTGCCCTCTGGTCTTGGCAAAGATGCTTTCGTAGATAGCACGATGCAAATCATCTGTCACCTCACCGTTCAGATAATCAAGAGCCATATCCTTGGATAAATCATCCACGTCAGCCTTCATAATCTCATCCTCGGTCAAAGGATGTTCCTTCTTAAACTCAGCAGCAGCCGCTGCAATCGGGTCAAAAGTAGGGTCTGGCTTCTCTTCTTTAGGAAGAAGTGGGAGAGGACCTTCTGCTTCCTTATAAGCATTTTCAGCATCCTTGCGCATCTGTGCCAAAACTGGATCATTCTTCATTGCCTCAGTCTCAGCATCGTATGCAGCTTGCTCTTCTGGCGTGCGAGAACGAACACCATTATGGTGTGGGTAGTGCTCGGCGATATAATCGTCAATTTTATTTTGCCAATCAGATTCTACATCAGTCAACTTATCTGCATTCGCCTCGTCAATATGCTCTACAACCTCATTCAGGTCACCAAACTTCTTGCCATCATACTCATAGTATGAGCCGGTGTATTCTCCCTTCTCGTTTGGCTCATCAACCTTGATAACCTCCTTGTCTCCATCAATCAGAATCTTTTGCTTCATGATAGGACCGTACTTTGATGGGGTCTCGGTTTCCTCGTCCGTCACCTCAATGCGACTTTCGAGTTCCTTGTTTACTAAGTCGTCAGCCTCTTCTACTCTTGGTCGCTCAGCTTCGGCTGGTTCATTTCCTCCTGATGCTTCCTGTTGAGGTTCTTCAACGCCTGAAACATCATTGCCTCTTTCATTTTCTGAATGTCCTGTTCCATAATCTTGCCATTTTTTAAAGTTCAAATACTCGTTAATTAACTCTTCCTTGGTAGGAGCTGCCTCAAACATATTGCCCTCGCCAGTATTTCTAGCCTTAGCGATGCGGTTGTATTCGTCAAGCAAATCTCTGAAATCAGAAACCTTGCCCTCCAAGGCCAAAGCCATCATCTGAGAGATAGAAGAGTAACGCTTAGCCGCATCCTCACCGAACATGTCCGGTGTTCTCAGCAACGTATCAACCTTATTGCCGCCCTGTCTTGCCTCGTAGAGCAACTGAATAGCCTGATCAATCTCATCACGAAGAGAGAACTCGCCCAGCTTCATGTTGTCCATTACCGAGCGGATAGCGTTGATAGCCTTATTCTTTACCGTAGAGTCGATGCCCAGCATTCTGATAGTCTCTGGCTTAAAGATAGAACCCAACAGAAGGTTCTTCACATACTCCCTGCCTTGTGCAGAAAGTCGCTCAGGACTATCCATCATCTGTGCCACCTCGTTCTGTCCGATGATGCCTTTATCTACTAACGTCTTTACCAAGTCATTTATTGCCTTGGAATTGTTAAAGAAAGCATCAAGAGAACCATTTCCCTCAATCTCGGCAACAATCGCGCCTACCTCGTCAGAAGTCAAAGTCTTAGCCTTGGCAACCGCCTGTTCGGTATTGCTCTGAGTCTTCTTCTCGTTTCGGTTGAACTTAGCGAAGGTAGCTGCATCGTAAGGCAGTCTCTCATCAGTCACCATAACCAGACGAGGATGCTCGATTCCGCTCTGCTCAATCTGCTCTCTGGTAAAGCCGAAGTTCTCGGCATTCTCCAGAAGGTCGTTGATGTATTCAGCGTCCGTACCTTCCTTTGCTGCCTTCTGTCCTGCCATCGTTCTGCCGTTGCCATCATAAACGATACCCTCGTCAGATACAACTGGCACATTCTCGATAGCCATACCATTATACTTTCGGGCAATCTGGCCCGTATTCTGCTGAGCCGCCTTGTCGTGCTCATAGTCACGGTCATTCACGGTTCTGCCCTCAGCATCGGTAGGGAATCCCTCAGATTTTTTATAGTCGTTATTCACATCATGAGAAGGAGTAAGACTTTCAGCCGGAACAATCTCATAGTGACCCTTAATCTTAGTCTCTCCGTCAGGCAGCATTCGCGTGCGCTTGTTGCCTACAAGTCTAGGCGCATTCACAAACTTCTGTGCAGCCACGCTACCAGCTTCATGTGCGCCCTCAGTCTGTTCTGTCTTACCCACGGTCTCAGCAACCTTCTTGGCAGTCATAGCCTTCTTGATATTCTGAGCGTGGTCCAACTGTTTCTTGGCAGCTTCAATGGTCTGGTTCTTCAAAGCCTCCTGCTCCATGATGTCGTTAGGTTCGGCGGTATAGTCCACCTTCATCTTCTCGGCATCCTTCAAAGCATTCTCAGCTTTCTTAATCTGTCCGTCCACCACCTTCTCAGCATTATCCCCGAAGTCCTCAGTAAGAATCTCCGCACTCTGTTCAGGAGTCATACTAGCATAGTCTGGTGTAGGTCTTCCCTTGCTATCCGTAGCCATAGGAACATCGGAACCATCGGCAAACTTTCGGGTCTGCTGAGGCTGCTCTTGTGGTGCTAAGTTCTCATTTGTGGTATTATCTTCGCCCGATGTGGTATCAACTTTTGTTAAAGTGGTATCAACTTTTGTTAAATCACCCTCTTTTGTGGTACTATCTTCCGATTTTGTGGTATTATCTTGTGGTGCCTCTTGCTCCTTTGGCTGAGGCTTTGCAGCATCCTGCATCGCCTGCTCCTGTGCTGCCTGATTGTAAGGCTCAGAGTTCTTCATCTGTAATCTCTGACGATATTCTGCAGCAAACTGGTCGATAGGCTGGTTTAGAACCAGAGTAACATCGTCTGCCTTCACATAAACCAATCCCTTGGTATTAGGGTCTAGACAGACAAGCATATCACCGCTGCCTTCCTTGGCTCTACCTGAAGTCTGGTCGAAGGCAACATCACCCGAACCAACAAGAAGTGTTCTTCCGCTGTTGTCCTGAACGTACAGAGCCTGCTCGCCATTCATCGCCTGACCGTTCAATGTTCCGTGATAGCTCCAATCAGAAATAAAGCTCTTCACGTTTTCCTCTATAGCATCAGCAGTAGCCTGCTGCATACCCTGCACTCTAGCGTTCGCATTAATATATTGGGCAAGTGGGGTTAACTCTTCTTGGAGCAATCCATTCTGAATGAGTGCATCGTAAATCTGTGCCGGTGTCAAGCCCTGCTGGTGTAATTGCTCAAAGGTTTGCTTGAACACATCGTTGCTATCCATCGCTGCATCAAGGGCTTGCTCTGCGTTGCGAAGGTTGCGCAACTCATCAACTACCACGCCGCTATCCGGGTTATCCGTTCCCAGACTATGCTCCTCGGCAACTGTCTTACCTTGGCTGGCAGACTGGTCTGCGTGTGGTCTCCAGCTAGGGAAAAGCTCATCTTCGAGTGCTCTCTTCACATGATAGAAGATTCTGTTCTCCTCATCGGTACGCTTCATTGGGTCCTTGCGCATGATTTTGTCAATATCAATAACAATGCTTCCTTCTTTACCAAGAAGTTCTTTGATAGAAGCCATGAAGTTATTAGTATAACCTTTGCTTTCTGATCTGAGGTAGCCAAGCAAGCCGTTTTTGTCCGCATACTTTTCCCAGTCAAGATAGAGCGCACTCTTCTGGTTGCGCAACTCATTAATCAGTCGGGCATTATTCGGGTCTGTAATATCCTTATTCTCATCATATCCGTTTTCTTTAAGGAATCTAAATGCTAAATTAGTGACATTTCCATCATCATCTAAGAACTGCATATCCTTCATCCTTGCGTAGCCCATCAGCGACATCATATCGTCATTATCACGATAAAGCTTCTGCTTGTAAAGAATAGCTCTGCGCTCATCGGCATTCTTATAAGATGTACGTGTAAGCAGCGTTCCGTTCTTGGTGTATTCAAGAATCTGTTTGTTCTTCACGTCGTTCACGCTGCGGTAGCTTTTGCCTCTTGTCGTGTTAAATAGTCCCATGGCCGCATTCACCTTCTCTTTGGTGCTCTGAGAAACCTCTGGGTCGTTCATAAAATCCGTGTATGCTGTTTTGTACTTCGGATCTCTTGGGGCGGTCTTCGATGCACGGTCCACCTTCACGAAAGCATCCATCAGATTCTTGCCCGATGCAGAAGAAATCAATTCATTCTTCTCGTCAGGAGTCAGACGAATATCCACGGCAATAGGGGAGCCGTTGGCATTCTTTCCAATCACGAAATTACCACCGCTATTATGGGTAAGATGATGCAGAATGTTGCCCATCTTCACGAAGTTGCTAGGCTCTCCAGCCTTGAATGCGCCAACCATCACAACATCTTCCAACCAAGTACCAAAGGAAATATCCTTATCACCGGTCACGTTGTCAGCTACCATCATGGTTCCAGCCTCAACGCCCAGACCGGCAGCCGTAGCACCAAACTTCTGCGCGCCATGAAGCAATCGCTCGCCAGTACTCTTCTCCATGCCGGTGATTCCGAACTTGGAAACCCAAGGCAACATGATTGCGCCCGAAACTCCAAACATCGCACCCGTTACCGCACCATGCTCAGCACCTTTCAGACCAGCCTCGCCGATAGCCTGCAGCGAAGTATCATCGCCAGTAGAAGCCTGATTCAAGGCAGCAGTTATACCCGAATATCCTGCAAGGTTCAGCGCACCTGTTGCTGTTCTGGTTCCCAATCCCGACATGATCTTCTGTGCCGTAGTCATGTTGGCCACCTTGAAAGCCATCTGCTGGGCGGTAAGCTTCTGTGCCGCCTTCATCACGCCAGCCTTCACCAGTCCGTTAGTCAGAACTCGGGTTCCAGTATTCACGGCAGCACTTGCGCCGGCACCGATTACGGCAAGCGGACCAGAATCAGCAGCCATGTTTACGGCAGTAGATGCGAATCTCGTACCGATGCCCGAGCGATAGGTTTCGTCCTTGTGGCCGGCAACCTTCTGAATTTCCGTATCACCATCTGCAATAGCAATACCTTCCTGCAATCTCTGTCGTGTATCTCTAGACATCACGGAAGGAGCCACCACCATACCGATAATAGAGTTACTGAGGTTCTTGGCAATATAGTCAAGCGCACCATGAGGCATGATTTCCTCCTGATTACGCATCGTCAGAGCCTTCTGAGCATAGTTCATAATCTCTGGTGTAACGTATTTGTCCACGTATTCCTCCACACTCATGTTCAGTTTCTCTGCGCTCTCGGCAATATGGCGCTGCATTCCCTTCTGCGAATAAATCTCGTTGATTTTGCTGCTGAGATTGTTCATCAGAACGTTCTGACGGTTCACCTGCTCCTGCGTCTGAGCATCACGGAAAGCCTGTTCCTTTACCGACTGAGGCGCATAGATGCCACCCATCTTGTCAAGGTTCTGCTGATACTGCTGACGTGTCAACTCCTGCGCCTCGTTCATGGAAGAGTCAACCAGACTGAGAAGATCATTACCCAAAATACCTTCGGTCTTGCCGTCATTCCTTACGAACTTGTTACCCTCAACCTCATACTGGGCAAGTGCTCTTGCATCGTCCTCTCGCTGCTGCTTGGCTCTAGCCTGTCTAGCCTCTGGAGTAGAAAGCTGCTGCATTGTCTCATTGAAGTTCTTGGCAGTAGGGGTTATCCTGCTTCTGCTGATAGGGGTAGCTCTCTGCTGTTCCTGACGTGCCGACTGCTCTTGTGCTCTTTGCATGCGTGCGCGCGCATTACTAGCCTGAGCCTGCTGCATCGGGTTCATTTGGTCGTTACGCATGTGCATCAACTTCCAGTTCTGCATGTAGTCCGTACCAGAAGTAGTAGCCGTTCTAGGCTGCTGAGCCTTCTGCTGCCTTGACTTCTGATACTGAGCTGCGACTTCCTGCGCTCTCTGCTTCATAGTCTGCTTCTTGACAGGCTGAACTGGCTTCTGCTGCTGAGGCTTCGGATTTACTGCATGAAGTCCGAGCCGCTGCGCAAACTCCTCATACGAATTACTGGAAACAGCACCGTCTGCGTGAAGCGCATCATAGAGCTGCTTTCTGTTATGATAGCCCTGCTTGCCCGGCGCATACACGAACTGTCTGAAATGTTCTCTAGTTCCTGAAACTGCGCCATCGGCTTTCAAGGCGTTGTAAAGTTGGTCAAATTTATCTCCAGCCATATATTATATATTAATGTTTATAAACCAAGTTTCTTTGTATTCTTATATCCGTTCTTCGATTTGCCGGCAGGCTTCGGTCTGTTTCTCGCATTCCTAGCCGCATTCTGCGAAGCTGCTGCCTGACTGGTAACGGATGCGCCCTTTCTTCTTGTGGTGGTCGTTACCTCTGCGCCAGTCTTCGGATTGATAGTCTTTGTACTGGTAGAAGTAGAAGTCTCGCCCTGCGGAAGCTTGCCGTATTCACGATAGTACTCCTGTTCCCACATGGTCTTGTTAGGCTGATAGCGCATCTTGCCGTTCTTATCCTCAAACCAGTACTTTGCACCCGAGCCGCTACCACTCTTGCCTGACCGGCCACCGCCGCCACGCCCCTTATGGGTTGCGTTGTACTGCTGAATAGCCAGACGCTGCCTAGCCTGCTCATCCTTCACCTTGTCACGTTCCTTCTTATACTCAAAGTCACGCTTATCCTTGTCCTTCTTATACTGGGCAGCAGCCTCATCCTTTCCCTTTCGGTACTCAAACTTATCCTTGGCAAGCTGATTACCTTCACCACGAAGCCCCATAAGATACTCCTTATAAACCTGATCAGCCTGTGCTTTTCGGTTATCTAGGTCGAGATTTGCCTGCTTATAGGCAGCATCCGCATCAAGAGCAGCCTGTTTCTGTCTCTGAGCCTTGCGGTTCTGATAACCCTGTTCCATCATGGCAGTAGGGTCGTTGAACACCTGCAGAGGCGCACCCTTCGACGTATTCACGATGTTTCCCATGTGGCGAATAGCATCAGCAAAGGCAGCGATATTCTCACGGTTGGTAGTGATTCTGCGGTCATATTCGTCAGGTGTCTCGCCCTCACGCATTCCCGGTCTGCTCTTCGGCATAACCTTGCCGAGCCAACTGAAAAACCCGCCATCCCTCTGTTTAGGGTCAGCCTCAAACTCTGGAACCTGCTGTTCCTGCGGCATCTGAAATCCGCTCAAAGCAGTAGAAAGCGTATCATAGCGAGGTGTTCCGTCAGCATTCCAACCAGTAGAAGGCTGCGGCATTCCCTCAAAGTTGCTCTGAGGCTGGGGAGTATTCAACGCTGCATCGCCCATGTAAGGAGTCTGTACTGGTCCCAAGGCAGGGTTAGCATTACCGCTTCCCTGCGGAACAAACTCTTCCTGCTTAGGCATCTGGGTGAAGTCTGTAATAGGTGCTGCGCCAGTCTGAACAGTCTGAGCCTCAAACTTACCGGTAGCACCGCCCCCATTCCCGAAGAAGTTAACGCCCGAGGCACCGCCATTAACCACCGCGGCCCCTCCGTTGCCTCCATTCATCACCTGATCATAATCGGGATATTTCGCCCTCATCAGGTCATGCACAGCCTCAGGATAGCCGCCGATAGTTACCGGCTTCTTCCTAGGCTGCTGCGTATTCTGATTATTTACTCCTGCCATACGTCTTTTGCTTTCTTTAGTGCATCAATAAAATCCTTGCCACACAATACAAATACGCCAGAAAGGTCTGCGCCTTCCTCTGCAATATCAGTCCCAACCATCTGGTCGCATAATTCCTTATAATAACGCTTTGCTGCGTAACCTGCAAGGGTGTTGACAAGCCGCTGAACTGCTACGATTGTGCCATTGTAATATACATACTTCTTGTGCTTAACATTCAATTTCTTTGTCAAGTCGGCAATCACCTTATCCTTATAAGCGAGAGCACTCTCGGCACTCTTCAAAGCCTGAGCATCAATCTTGTCAACAACCTTATTGGCAAGCTCCTTCTTCAACTCCTCATTCTCCCCAACATATTTCAGACCTAACTCGGCAAGATTCTTCTCACGAATCTTTGAAAGGCGAAGTTCCTCTGCAACGTCAGCCAAAACAGCGTTCTTGTCATGGATGATGCTGTTCAATTTGGAAATCTCCTTGCCGAGACGCTTAATATGTTTTCTGCCAGCGTTCTCGTTATACTCTTTGCAAGCATTCAAAATCGTAATCTGATCCTCCAGATTTGTTTTCTCCTTGGTAAGCTCTTCAATCTTCTTCGCCTGCTCATCCAGCAAGGCATCGTTGAACCGGGAGGCTGCTTCTTTAAGGGCAGGGTTGCCTTCCTTTGGCTGTTCTTCACCAGGACCAAGAGTCCTGGTGTTCTTTTCATACTCCTTCTTCAAACGCTCTTGACGATCAATCCGTTCAGCTTCAGTCATTGATACAGCAAAACTATTCTCGTTGACAACTCTTGTTGCTTCAATGACTTCTTGCTTCTTCATTACTGGCAATTCTGAGAATTCAAAACCTTTTGAGACTTTAATCAGACAGTAACCTTCTTTCTTCAATATCTTTTTTGCTTCTTCAAATGTCATAATCTATTTTTGTTTTAATGTTTTAACTTCATTAACACTTCCCGAAAATTCAGGGGTGGGGAAAATCGGAAAACCGAAATCCAGAAAAAGGGGGTGGGGGGAGGCAGAATTTCTTTATTTGTATTATTCTACTATAATTTGCAACGGTGGTCAAAGGGGGTGGGGGTCTTGGGGTCGCCTGTTACGCATCGTCCACCTTGCCTTGCCGTCCTTACCTGTCGCTCGTCCGCTCCACCTTCTAGCTGCTACCCAAGCCCCGACAAGCCAACTGCCTTCTTCAAGCGGTATTGGTTCTTCTCCTCGGGAGACATCATGCTCTCAGCCAAGTGGTCTGTGGCAGCAGAATGAGCGGTTTTGTCTTGTTGTGTTACAATTGTGTTATCAATTGGCTTTCCGTTTGAGTCTAAAGTGTTGGTTTTCACCACCTTAGCACTTTCGAGTTCTGACCCCAATTGGTTCACACCGAAATTGAACATAGCATTTGACGCATTTTGAGCCGCATCGCTAGTGTTCTGCGCCTTCTGCTGCTCGATTTGCTGACGCTCTCTAGACAACTGCTGAGTGTTCTGAAGGTGAGCATCCTCCACATGTTGCTTGCGAGCCGTGTCCTGTGCCGCTACGTTGGCTATCGTGTCGCCCATAGCCTTGTTAGCTGCCTCCTTCGCCATTGCCACACTTGCAGCAGTTCCACCGCCAACGGCAGCAGCACCATCAGCCTTGCGGACGTACTCGTCCTGTACTTCCTTCGCCCTCCTCATGAGGTTCTGACCTGCTTTTGTGTCAAGGTAGTCCGTGTTGTAGTTCTTGTCGTACCAAGCCTTCTCAGCGTTCGTTCTGTACGTGTTCTCCGCTTGTGCCCTTCTAGCTGCCTTCTTAGCCTTGTTAGCACCGAAGAGAGAAGAGCCAACGCCAAGAGCCAAGGCAGCAGCACCCAATATCCACTCCTTTTTGTCCGTGAGTACAGGGCAAGAGGTCAAATGCTTTGGGATTTTTGATAATATTTCCGTCATAATTGCAATTATTTGATGTTTCGAGGGCAAATATATAATATTTGAAGTTCGGTTTTGCCATGTTCCAACCTCGTTCAAAATCGCCCAAAATCCCACCAATTTCTTTCTCGGGGCGCAACTCACCCCTTTTCCTCCTCCCATTTCGCCCTCTAGAATACCAATTTTGTAAGAAAACGTGATTATTGTAAAGAAAAGACAAGTGGTTAATTATAAGCAAGTTAGTTTCAATCACTCCCGAGGATAAATAAAGCAATAATGTAAAGAAAGTTCTTATTTCATAAAAGAAGATTCTTTGCAAACAAAAAAGGGGTTTTGCATTAATAGGTACGCACGCATGCAAGGAGTTCGTTAGCAAACTTTAACTAGCCGTATTCAGCCTTCTTGAATTGTTTTCACCCATAATCAACGCTAAAACCGCCCATTTCTGCCGATTTTTGCGATTTTCGGGCAGTTGGTCGGGATTTCTCCCAAATTCGTGAGTTTTGAGCCGTTTAAGAGCCATTTGCAAGCAGATTAGAGCCGATTTTGTGGGTTTTTCGTAGATTTCATGGTTTTGTGCCGGATAATGTGCTCATCTAGGATTAAGGCTTTTAGAATATGATTTAGGCGGTTTTGGTTTTCCTAGTTGGAGAAATATTTTTTCCTAGTTAGGGAACTTGTTTTCTCTCCCTGTACTCTCTCTGTTCTCTCTTCTCTCTCTTGTGTGTGTTTCTACCTCTTATGGGTGAGAGTGAAGAATCCTCGGGGGAGATAAGGGGGCAGCGCCCCCACGGGCGCAAGCGCCCTCCCCATGCCCTGTGGGGCTGACGCCCTCACCACAAGCCTTGCAGACACTTGCCGAAGGTGTACACCGAATACAGGTAGCACACCACGATGAGCAGTTGCAAGAGCCACTCAGCATACTTCATGGATGGTTTCTTATGTTCCTCCACCTTCCCGAACACATAAAAGAGATAGGCTATACAAACGAGTGAAACTGCACCGAAGGCGAGCCACATGATAATTTGAACTATAATCATTTCGCTATAATCCTTAACTCATCAACTTGCTTGAAGAACTCCTCCAATGTATCGGCAGTATAATGGATGCCTTTGTAGCGCACATAGCTAGCAAAGTCCTCGTTAGGTCTCTTTACTTCATCCTCGAAGAACTCACTTACGTTCGCACCTATCACGTCGGCAACTTGACGCATAGTCTTATACGTTGGGTTGCCATTAATCATATTATTTAGGTTTACCCTATTAATGCCGAGGGCGTCAGACACTTGTTTTTGTGTAAACCCCTTTCGTTTTATTATCTTAGCTATATCCATAAATATCCAATGTAATGTTATAATATTGGCTGCAAAGTTACATAAATATTTTGATACTACCAAATCTTTTAAGAAAAGTAATATCAAAACACTAATTAGCCGGTTTTCGTGTAACATTATGTTAATTGTGTTAAAATGTAGGCTTGAAGTGTTAAAATACTACATAAAAATTTTGCAGTGTAACAATAAAGCATTACATTTGCACCCGAAATCAAGTTAGTTTGATTTCAGCGTAGCAATGGCATATTTAGAGATATTTTGGCTAGTAACGAACGCTATACAAATAGGTTAAGTAGGCAAAACACTGAGGTAGACACAGGACAAACACCGAGGACATCGTACACCGAGTTAGTTGCACTCTCAAAGCAACAAGACAAAGAAGTCTCAAACACTCATCACGCAAGATGTAAAAACGCTAGTCGTGTTAGACTAGAGAAACATCGAAACACGTCAACCCACGGACGTTAAACGAAGGGAGTTAGGCTGCATAAAACTTGCAGACGTTGGGCACAAACGTACACCTGCACTTTGTATGTATAACATTTTAACAACAACGACAATGGAAACAACAAAGATGTGTTTATTAGAATTGACTAAGGCTGAGGCTATGGTAATAGCCAACATGCTTAGAAGAACTGCAAACGAGAATCCATTTAATTGGAAGGGTAGCAGCGTTAAGAAGACAAGAGACCTGTACGATAACGTACTCACTCAGTTGTACGACTAAAATATTAAAGACTATGGCAAAGTTAGCAGATTATTACATTTGCGACCTTCTCTACACCAAAGAAGGTTACGTAATTGCAGACGAAGATGAGGTTCGCCCTAACATATATGAAGACAATGATGAGTACATCAAAGAGTTTTGGGGAGAATATCCGTTTATCGGGAAGTTTCCTGTAATGTACAGAGGTAAACTTGTTGATGTGCTTGTGTTCAAAGATTACGAACAATACTTTGGAGTGTTCAAAGATGAAGGCGAGTGCATGAAGTACTACATCGTAGTAAAAGAATACATTTGCGAACCCGACAGGAAACCCGAAGTCGTCGCACAATTCGATACTAGAGAAAAGGCAGAAGAGTACTCCTTAGAGCATGAAGGTTTATGTTGGGTGTATGAAATGAGTAAGTAACAATGTGGGGAGATAAGGGGGCAGCGCCCCCGCGGGGCTAACGCCCCTCCCCACGCCTAACAGAAAAAAGATTATGGAAAAATATTTGGTAGATTTCCGCAAAATCGAAAGATTTGCAGACGGCAGAGTAAGAATGAGCCCTATACATACATCAAAAAGCTATAATGATGAGATGATGGACAGGTTTAAAAGTGACCTAAAATCATTTGGTTACAAGTGCGTAGGACGCAGTAAGGACGAACACGGCAACTGCTACACAACTTATGAACTAAAGGCTCTTTGGGTATCATCAAAATTTCAAGAATTACAATAACAACATTAAAATAAGATTATGGCTAAGGAAGTACATGTTATATTGAAGGGTGATTGCTATTCTATGAACACCTATTGCAGCACCCTCAAAGAGTTTTTGGAAATGAGACACCTCAAGAGAAGTGACGTTTCCGATTGGTGGAAAGAGTAATGAACCATTAAACAATTAAGACAATGGAAAAGACAATAACACTTACAAGCGATGAGATTTCAAGCATCACTCTCGCTATATACGATAAGGTAATGAACCTTTCACAAGCAGTTCTTATTTGCGGTGCGGAACTCACACCAAATGCGCAACAGAGAATAGAGAACTTAAAGGCAATCGCCCTTAAATTAAATGGTATAGAATATTAAAGATAGGAGAATAGGATATGGCAGTAAAAAGAGATTACAAGGAAGTTTGCAACGCATTTGACAACTTGCGCCTAGCATTAGGAGATAGCAGAATGTTAGATAGCCTGTATCAGTTTATCGGCACAAGCGAACTAGCCGATTACGTTGAACTTATCGCAAAGGACGAAGATATTTATTTAAGCTATGAAGGCGAAGTAGATGAAACCCGACCTTATGACGATGAGGACGAAGAGGAAGAGGAGGAAGAAGAATAACTAACTTGGTGGGGAGCAATCCCCACCACAATACTACAAAAGAACAAAACTTACGAGCAGCAGAAGAAGTACTATGACGAGTACAACGACTATGAGAGTTTAGGAGCTATCTTCTTGTATTGGCTCGAATGCGGTAACGAGACCGCAGCAGCCATGCAAGAGACCTGCAGGGAAGGCACAAAGGAATGTAAGGAATACATTATGGAAGACATCTTCCACCTTTGCGACAAGAAACAATTCTATCAGTTCGTTAGAATCTTCAACTTTGGCAAGAAGTAACATGGAGCGGTCAGCGAATAGAGGAGCACATCTAGTTCAAGCCTAGAGACCGCACAAGTTAAATCAATTAATAAAGAAACAGAAATGGAAAAGAATATTTGTTTATCTTGCAGATTTGCATTCAGAAATGGCAAATGCAATCGACTTGTAGTATCTAGTATGGGTATGAATGACCGCCTTGGCAGTTACTATAAGAAAGACAATAAATGCCCTTATCATGAGGAAGGAAACGATTGCAGAAACAGAGATTATGAGCCTATTAATTTTTATAATTCATAACAATTAAAAGAAAGGAAATTGATATGAAAGTACATCACGTAGCGCATTACGAGTATGGCAGAAGACCACACTCGGAAATGAGAGAAAAGGAGTTTCCTACACGTTGGGAGGCCGAGAAGTTTTGTGAGGAATGGAGAAGAGACCATTGGTGTTTTGGCGGTGCAGCATGGGCAGAAAGCATAACAGAGCCGAGACCTATAACCGCTAACGATGTTCTCGCAGCCGCAGTAATCAGAAAGATTTTAAGATATTAAGGAGGGTTAAGTTATGGACATCACAATTTATGTATTAATCTTCTTAGTTGGCAGTCTTATAGGCTACAGACTGAGAGCAGCAAAAGACATGGAGGATGAGTAATGAAGAAGAATAAGTTAGAACTTACAGACAAGGAGTATGACGCACTTAGGGCGTTACTCTATCAAACAACAACATCAGCCTATGCAAAGGCAGTTGGTTGCGCAGTCTTCATGGCAGCACATTTGGAGTAGTTTCCGGAGACATACAAGACATTAGAAGAGATAAACAAGAAATTAAATCCGTAAAGATATGAAAAAGAGAATTAAGATAGTTTTGGTAGTGGCAACGATAGTTGCCCTACCTCTTATGGGAGCCGGAATGCAGCAGACCAAGAGCGAGGAGAAATCTTTGCTAGTAGACTTCATCGAGTATTGCAAGACATGTGAGAACCTTAGGCAAGTTGATCCTAACAAGGACTACACCCAAGCAACACTCCATGAGCTGAAGAATGCAGCACGTTTCTATGAGGAACAGGAGAACTTTGCCGACTGCACAGATTATCAGCAGCAAGCAAAGATAGACAAAATTATCGGCAGAACTTATGATGCAAGAATGACTTATGGACGATAAGGAGTTTAAACTAGCAATACACAACTACTTGAAAAGTGAATTGCTAGCAATGCCAACAGAACAGGCATTAGATACAATATTTCGGTACTATGGTTCAATAAATCTTCTCACACAAGAGTTTTATGAAAACTCGGTAGAGCATGGGACCATAAAGAAATTGAACAATAATAAGTAACAAATTTAAATTATAGGAGATAAAATTATGAAGACAACTAAGGCAGTTAGATTGAGTGACAATTTTGTAGGAGTTGAGATTAACACCATACAAGACGTAGTAAAGGCACAGGCAGCCGGACTCAAACTTGTAGACAAGGAAGGTTGGGAATATAGTATTTACACCATCGATGATGAAGAGACCGGAGAAGAGCGAGAGCCAACAGAACAGGAAATCTTCGAGCACATCACCAAAGACCTCTCAGAAGGTAAGGAAGTGTACGCATGTATGGAATTATCGTCTGATTGGGAAGTACAGGAACGAGCAAAGACGCATCTTACAACCAACTTCTATGTTGGTCAGCAGGTTTTCCTTCTGCGTGATAACAAGATAGCTGAGAAGACTATTTCTCGCATCATCATTGAGAAGAATGCAGACAAGGAAGTCTGCAAGGTTTTGTTAAGACATGATGATGTATACACCAAGGGCGTAGACGTCTTTGCCACCAAGGAAGAACTTGTAGAAAGCCTGATGAAGGAGTAAGTTTAACCCGAGGGAGAGAAATCTCCCTCACAAACCATTTTGAGTATGACTAATTCAGTTGTTAAAAATCTGTTGGATAAAAAGGATTGGAGCAGAATTATTTTCCGCTTTCCTACATCAAGCTATACTCTGTTCGATAGCGACAGATACGAGATAGATAGTTTCTGTATATATATCCATGACGATACGTCCAGAGAGTACAAGGAAACGAAAGTCTTAGACATAGCAAGTCTGATTTCTATGGAGATTGAGAAAAGAGTTTTGAAGATATTGTAGAGGAGATGTAAGCAATATGACGATAATCATCAAATATTTCAAGGGAGCCATACATGTTGACAAGTTCGGACAGAGATACAGGGCACGTACAACGTTCATCATCAAGCAGACCCCATTTGCCGAGAGGTTCTTCCTCCCGAACGGAATGCAAGTAGACAAGCACACTTGTCTTGAGAAGATAAATGAGAAGATAAGTAAGAAGATAAAATAGAAGTTGTTGTTGTTTTATATATAGGGCGAATGCGGTATTCAAGCCGCTACAGATGGTTGCAACGTACCATCCGTCCACTAGTATTAATTTTTAAAAGAAAGGATTTGATTATGAAAAGGTATGTAGTAGAAATCGTAGAGAAAATCACCTACGAGGTACCGCTAGACGCAGCATCATCCGAAGACGCAGAGAATGCCACAAGACGTTTATACGATTTGGGTTGCTTGGAGAATGGCGAGTTGGAAAGTGTTTCATTTGATGTAGAAGAGAAGGAGGACGAGTAAGATGAAGAAAATCAAAAGTAAGAATGTTCAGAATTATGTCATGAACGATATGGTGTGGAAGGTTGATTTACCAAGGCTCTTGAAAGAGATATCTGAGTGTTCAAAAAGCACTCCTTATCCTGTGACTTTTACTATTTTGATGCGTGTACTTGGAATACTCGCAGAAAGGGCTATTGAAATAGATGACCCAGCACTAAACATCATTATGATGAACCTTGGACTTTACGAAGGAGTGCATGATAAGAACGCAGGTGAGGTTATATCTAAACAACGCAAGTTGATTACTGATAAACAAAAATAGGAGGTGTAAGATGAAGAAACAGAAAGTATTTGTGTTGATTAAGCACGGAGCAGACAATCAAGATTATTCGGGCGTTAATGTTATCGGAGTTTACTCCACCAAGACCGCAGCCAAGGAGCGGATGGCAGAAGAGGAGGATAATATCCTAGACTTCTACAAGGAGGAATATCCCGATAACTATGAGGTGTCTGAAGACAAGGACGAATCATCATGGAGCTGTTCATGCAAGGATAGTATTATGTTTGATGAGTTGTTAATAACAGAAAGTGAATTAGATTAATATGAATAAGCAAGAATTTATCTTCGTCTTTCCTCAGTCGGGGGAGACGATAACAAAGAAAATGAATCCTTTGGCGGTGAAGGATGCAGCCGTGAAGTATCTGAAAATGCAGAACGAGGTAAGAGGAGACATCTGTATCATCAAGAACGCACATGAAGATGTTGTGGCCATGGCCTACGTGAGCGACACGATGAAGGTTTCCTTCTTCACCGAGGATGAAAGTGTGAACGACATCAAACCGATAGGAGTAATCGAGGAAGGAGGGGAGAAATGAAAATCGGAAATATCAAGTTCAAGGCTAGACGTCTTGATAACGGAGAATGGGAGTTTGGTGACTTTATGAACATTACAGACAAAGAGGTTGTTATCGTTCCATTAGATGAGTATTTTGGTATTGATGTCAACTCTTCTACAGTCTGCCAATTTACAGGTGCACAGGATTGTGACGGAACTTCCATCTATGAGCATGATTTGCTCAGATACGAGAAGACAGGCAGTATCTATGAAGTAGTCTGGCATCAAGGCAACACTAGTTTTAGTTTAGTGAATACAGAATACCCTGTTCTCTATCCAAATACTTTAGGGGGTATGTTGCGTAATAGCCGACTAAAAGTTGTTGGCAATAAATTCGATAAGAAAGGAGGTGAGAAATGAAAGCAAGATTTGTAAAGAAGATACTTCTCGGACCCGACAAGGGTAAAAATATGTATTGGCTGAAACGAGTGATTAAAGCTTCTTTTGGTTGGAAAGAAGACCACAGAGTTGTTAAAGCACTTCAAATTTATCATCGCAAGAGTAGAAGAAAGGAGGTTAAGCTATGAGTAAACAGGAATGGTTCGTGCTCTTTATCTTCTTATTCACGATACTGATGGCAATATTAGGTTGAGGATATGGAAAAGGCAAGAATCATAATCTACGATGATTGGGCGATACTCGATGAGACAGAGACCTTCTTCAAGGATAAATCCTATCTTATCGGTATTGCCAAATCTACCCTTCAGCAGACGCCCGATGCGGTAATTGCTGAAGTTTGGGTAAATGACCGGCTGAAAATGAAGTTCCGCATCAATAGCAAGGGCAAGGTTCAGCAATGCAAGGTCAGTCAGCATCCAGGGTGGGGTGGCCGCAGAGAGCGAGCCGGAGCACCGAGCAAGGGCGCAGCTGCCCTCATCTACAGGGTTGTGACGCATGTAAACGAAGAAACGTTTGAGTTTTGTGAATCCCTAGGACGCAACAAAGGCGCGTGGCTCAGACAGGCTATAGCCGAGAAACGAGAACGTGAAGACAAGGAAAAAGCAGAGCACTAGGCTCTGATTTTTCTGTTTACCACATTATCGTTCTGTTACTTTATACATACCAATTATAGGCAAGTTGTCTCTTTAATTCTTTTATACAAGCCAAACGTGCCTTTACTTTCCACTTGGTTTGTCTCCCTATTATTGCAAACTCAATCCTTTCATCATGGAAGTACACATGACCATAGGCGGTTTCCGTCTCTTGTGTCGTTGGGTATACACGTCTTTCAATACCATACCTAGCAGCCTTCTTTAGCTTGCGAGGAATGCGAGCCTTGAAATTTCCAAAGAATCTTCTTTTCATACGCTACTCCTTTCTTGTTCTTATTCTAACATTAAGTTCCCAAAACAAAAAGTTTATACTAATTTCATAGATAACTCTTCGGGGAGTCCATACGATTAAAGTCGGCATGAGATAAAAGCAACTATCGTATTTTGTTATAAGATATTTGAAACTAAAACTTACCTTCTTCATACGCTACTTAAACTTAATTATAAAAAACTCAGTACCAAGCCATTTTTCGGGGCATAAGCCTTTTTTAGGTTTGCCGATGGTGATACTCTCAATCTCCTTTTCGATACGTGGACTATCCTTGCGGTAGCCGTTGATGAAGAGGACATGAGTGTATGGTTTATATTCCAGCTTGCCTATCACGCGACAATAACCGCCAAACTCATCGAAAAGCACCTCACCGCTTTCGGCTTGTTGGTTCACCAGTCGGGAAGCCCAATACGGCTTTATCTCCCGATACTCTTCCGTCTTCTCGCCCGATGCGATTTTATCGAACCATTCCTTGCTAACAACAAGGGTCAGAACTTTCTTCTTATCCCAATCAGCGACAGCTTTCTTCAAGTACTTATCCATTACCTTTGTCAACCTTTCCATTCTTCTCGTTCATTTTAGCGATGCGTTCATTGTAAGCATCGTAGTCTTGTTTACTAATCTCAATAACACTCTGGACGATTACTGTTCCTCTAGCCAAATTATACCCGAATTTCTCTTCCACATCAGTGATGATGTTCATGAGAGGATAGAACTTTTCCTCTCTAACACTACACGTAACCGAATTAACACTAATTGAGCCATTCTTACACATGAAGGATGCTACTGCATAATAATATCTTTCAAATTCCATAAGCTATAAATTTTAACGATTAACTCTTTTTCTGAACTCAACAAGCGTACATGGATATTTCGCTTTCGTCTTGTGATAATGCCTGTAGCGGTGTATCTTCCAAAAAGAATTTACGAAGTCCTTACATTTCTTGAAGGTGTAACAACAAGTACAATCCTTACATCTACCTGTCGAATGCGTCCAGCAGCGTGCATAAATAAGACGATCTTTTATAAAACTTCCCATAAGCCTACAACTTTTCTAATTCTTCCTGTAAGTCATTAATTCTCTTCTCGATGTTGGCGATAACTTTCGCTTGCAGTTCTTTGATAACATTATCATCGAGAAGGTAACCTATATCGCGAATTTCGTGGTTGCATCTTTCTTCAAGATTAACTTTTAAATCCACATAATAGCTACTTGCAAACTGCAAAAGGTCTCTTTTACTATCAAGTTGTCTCTTCAACTGAATAGCTTTCTGTAAATCTTCTTCTTTCATACACTATAATTTTTAGTTCAACGACTTCTTTTTACATTTCTCAAATGCTGCCTGTTTCTTCTGCATTATCTTGATGATGGTGTTTTGTACTTTCTCAAGAACAAACTTAGGAGTTTCACCATCACGGATGAAGATAGGATGCACACCTATGTGATGGGTTTTATAGAACAACTCATCATCTTCACCTTGAAGTTTGATGTAGATTCTGAATGAAGGCAGAAATAAGTCACTATGACCTTTCTTTCCGGCATTCTTAGGAGTAACGTACTTGATGTTGTTTCCATCAAGGAACTCCTTTACTTTGTTTAATTTTGTTTCATTCTTCATAACTTTCAATATTATAATTTTCTTTCTTTCAATGTAGGTTCCACAAATGAACACAGAAGAGTTTAACAGAAGAATCCATCAGGAATTCCTCCAAAGCTCATGTCCTTCTGTATCACCTTTTCATTTTGCTTTCCGTAGATGAGATGTCTGAATCCATCAGAAACCATTCTATCGGTAATTGAGTAAGAACATGCAAGGACTATGAAACCGAGCGTACCAACAACAAAGTCGGCTTTCTTCTTGCCAGTCCTCTTTAATGTCCTTTTCGTCTCTTCTTCGTTTCTAACATCAAAGGAGTGCTTTTCTGCAAGAGTGGAACTTATTTTCCCTTCTCCTATCAGTTTCTTCTTCAACTTAGAAACAGCACCACTACTCATATTGATCGCCTTTTTAAACTGCCCAATCGTGATAGCTTTACCTTTGGCACCGACTTTTCCATCATCAGATGCTTTCATGCAACAGTCCTTGTGTTCGGCTGCACAAATCGGATAGACAAAAAGTTTCTCGTTTATGAGATTGTAGAGTTCCTTCATCGTGTACTCCTTCACTTCAAACTTACAGACCATTGCTCCATGATACTCTTTGTTCTTCCGAGTCCACTTTGTTGTATGGTCACGGAATGAGGAGACAACAACCTTATTGCCATCTATAGTAAACAGGTCGCTATCTTTCATGTCTCGAATAAGTCTTTGAGCTTTTGGTCTTCCAATACGTAATCCTTTGCGCAATTTGTATTCTGTTACGTTCCAAATCACGGAATTGCTATGCTGCATTTTGAACCATATCGCCAGCGCAAGAAGTTCCTTCATGCTCTTGCTTGAAGAGTATGTCTTAAGGAGTTCTATGGTGACGTTTATATACTGCATAGCAAACAAAAATTGGGGAAAGAAAAAACCGCACCTCTTCTATCGGTTTAATCAATCCCCTATATTGTAATACCTATTGAAAGTATTGAAGTTTCACAAATGTTGTATCAACAAGATAGAGGTGAAAATCCGTATTGACGAGTGCAAAAGTAAGAAAAGTATTTGAAACCACCAAATTTCAACTTTTGCAAAATATAGTTAAAAAGTAATTAAAAATTTGTGTTATAAAAATGTTATCACTATCTTTGCACACGAAAGATAAGTGGCTGATATAGACAGTTTTGTGAGAAATTGGTTGTGACCCCAACGGAATCACTTTTTAAGCATAAAAATGCTACATTTAGTAAGAAAAATTTGTTTAAAGCAGCTAATATAAAGTACTGAATATCAGATATTTATGTTAGCTGCTTTTAGTTTTTAAAAGTGTTATGTCATAAATATTGATTTCTTAAACTCGTTTTAAACCAGTTTAAACACATAATGTCCGTAAAACTCTAATTTAGAGGGATTTAGCCAAATTTGGAAAAATGTTAAACGAAGGTGAGTGTTACAAAAATGATACCAACCTTCAAAATTTATGTTACCAAAATGGCAAAAATTAATTTAAGTATTTTTCACGATCGCCAGAAACGTGGGACCTCTCAGAAGGAAGTTTCTATCGAATTGTGCTTTAGTACGAAGGGTACGCGCAAGTATTATTCTACCGGTATCAAGGTGACTACAAATCAATGGTCTGATACCACAAAGAAGATAATCAAGCGCAAGGATGCAGATGAACTCAACAACTTATTGACTGCATACACTTCTAGAGCGCATGAGGTCATTGAGAAGTTGGTGAAAGAAGGAAACTATGATTTGAATGCCGTTATTTCCTTAATGAACGGGGAAGACGAAGGAACTTCTTTCATCGAGTACTGCGAGAGAAGACGAAATGAGCGCAAGGTGTGCGAGCATACCAAGAAACGCTATGATGTCTTTATCAAATTCCTAAAAACATGGGGAAAGATAAAATCGTTCCAAGACTGCAATGTGTCGAAGGTGCGCGCGATGGATGAGTATCTACACAGACAGGATAAGGCTCAATGCACAATCTACGACTATCACAAGTATCTCAAGTTGTTCATCAATGATGCGATGATAGACGGACTTATTGAGCAGAATCCTTATAAGTTTCTTCCGTTTCATATTGGCAAGGGGGAAAAGCAGTATGTTGATTGTGTCACAGAAGAGCAGTTTGCTGCCATCAAGAAACTGAAACTCTCAACACCTCATATTCTCCATGCAAGAGATTTGTTCCTCTTCCAATGCTACACCGGACTTGCATATTCTGACCTTGCATCGTTCAACTATGGCAACTGCGAGGAGATAGGAGGAAAAATGTTCTATCACGCAAAGAGAACGAAAACAGATACAGATTTCGTTTTCCAACTTCTCAAACCTGCCCTGGAGATACTACAGAAGTATGATTTCAAGCTGCCTAAGATGTCGAATCAAAGGTATAATGATTATTTGAAGGCGATCGGGCAGATGGTCGGAGTTGACAGACTGCATACCCACATGGGTAGAGCGACTGCGGCAACCTTATTCCTGTCGAAGGGAATGCCTATTAACATCGTGGCAAGGGTGCTTGGACACACTACATTGCGTCAGACTACTAGATACGCACGTACATTAAATAAGGACGTACAATCTGCTTTCGATGCCCTTGAAGGCAAGATGTAACACAACAAGGGGAGTCTTCGCAAAGAAGGCTCCCCTTTATCGTATCAGCCAACAAGGCTTTTGTCTCTTTCAGCAATCTTCTCGCTGATGATTTGCTTTAACTCCTTAACCACTCCTTCCTGTACTAGCAACTTTACTTTTGTTTCTGCTAGTTCTTTCAGCAATTTTTCGTCCGTCTGCTTGTCTGCATCGTAAAACATACTGCCTCTGCCACAAAGTAGCCAATCTGCTGAAATGTCTACGTATGTAGTCAGTATTCTGTCTATAAACTCCATCGAAGGCTCCTTTGTGCCGTTCAAATAGTTGTTCGTAGCAGCAGGTTTTGCCCCGATAGCGTCTGCAAACCCTCTGTTAGTCAGCCTGTAATGGTCTCTTATCTCGTTGATTCTATCTCTTAATCCTTCCATACTGCTAGTGTTTATAAATGTGTAAATACGTAAATTAACCATAAATATATGTCTATATCCTTGGATATTTGTCTATAAACATGTATCTTTGCATCCGTAAACGAGAATAAAACTCGTTCTAAACAGATTTATGGTGCAAATATACAAAAAATAATATGAAAAAGGTAGTAAAAATAGAAAAAATTTTGATTGATAAAGATAAAATTCCTAAAATCATGAAAATTTTTGGTTGTTGCAAGAGTACAGTCCATAATGCTCTAGCTTACCGGAGTAATAGCAAACAGGCTCAGGATATTCGTTCCTGTGCCACGAACCGATTCGGAGCAGAACCTGTAAAGGTGCCACAACTCAGATAAAGTGTGTTAAGTGTGTAATATTTGGCTGTTGAACTTTTAGATTAGTTATTCAGACAATATGCGTTTGTAAATTTGGTTGTGCGTGAGCATAGTTAAACGATTGCTTAATTAAGAAAGTTCTTTTTCTTATTTGCAAAACCTATCTTCAATAGATAGAGTTGGTTACTAGTTACAATTCACTCTTGTGCGTGAGCATAGGAGTGAAACATGGGAATCGAGCTAGCTCACTCGGAGTGAGCGGGGAAACCCGAGCAAAGGCGTTCAACTCGCCTCGAATCCCCAAATAGTTTTGGATATTGTTATTATAATATTTCTTGAAATTGTTAGGTGTGGAGCGGTATAGACCCAGTGGCAATATAAGTTGTTTGCGTTGAATTCATGCGCCACGAACCATAAGGAAATGTTGTGGTCGAGCATTCTACCAGCACCTTTCGTTTTATACCTTATTATATATAGCAGTTTCCGGAACAATCCCATTGTCCGTTTGCGGGCATAAGATCTTTGACATATTGGAAAAGTGTAAAGTCGAATAGTGTTAAGTCATTATAAGGGAATGCGCGATTATTATTTCAATAAGTCCGCATCCCCGAGCATCAGTCTTTATGACTGGTAGCTAAAGCGGTGAGCATGGCTCTTAAATTTATGGTAGCGCATGATGCCGTTATCCACCGATGGTGTAGTTGGTTAGCACGCCCGAAACTTATTGTGTAAATCCTTAATACATTCTTATCAAATCGGGAAGTTGGGTCCGAATCCTTAAGGTGGACTAGAAAAGTTGTGTATAATTGTTCGCTGCAGCGGCAGCAACTTAAAATCAAATAGTTTCCTTCTCGTCCGTGAGGATAGGCAGGTTTTCTTAAACTTCAAAATCAATGGCTTATGATAGATTTATCCGAACCTACTCTCCACAAGTACCGGAGAAAGGTTCTCGAAATATACAGAGAACTCGAAAGAAACCCTTGGGCACCCTTGAGAATCTTCGAGTCAAAGCTGAGGAAAATAAATATCCTCAACTCGAAAATTAAAAATGTGTCCTCAGACATCGGAAAGCCCGAGGGCGAGTATTCAAACTCTACAAATGATAATTACATGCAATATGGGTTTAAAAAGAAAAACTCCTCTCAAGAGGACACCTATAAAGAAGACTCCTTGGGATAAAGCCAAGAAGGAGCAAGAGAAGAAGAAGGCGAAAGCCGGACTTAGCAAGCCAGCACTCATCAAGAAGCTTGATAGGTGGTTTTCGCTCTACATAAGACTTCGTGATGTAAACGATAAAGGTGTGTTTCAGTGCCCAACTTGCAGGCGTATCTTACCTTTCTCTAAAGGTGATGCGAGTCACTATTGGGGACGTATTCACATGGCAACGAGATTTGATCCGGACAACGTGACAATCGAATGCCAATACGATAACAGATTCAACAGCTCTCATCTGATATACTTAGGCAAGTATCTAGAAAAGAAACTTGGCTCAAAGAAGATGGAACTGCTAGAATGGAAACATCGTCAAGCCAAGAACTGGTCTCTGTTCGAGCTTCAAGAGCTTATAGAGTTCTACAAGAAGGAAGTTGAAAAACTTAAAATAGAAAAGAACTATGACGAATGGAAGTGAAGAGTGGAGAGACATAAAAGGATATGAAGGTATTTACCAAATATCTGATTGTGGTCGTGTAAAGTCTTTGGAAAGGGTAGTTCCTTGGGGAAAAGGAATTAGGCATATCAAGGAAAGGTTTCTTAGGGTGAAAAAGAAAAAGAGCGGGTATCTGTTTTATTGTCTTTACCAAGGAAACGGAACTGTGAAATACGAACACGCACACCGTTTGGTTGCACAAGCGTTCATTCCGAATCCATTACACAAAAAAGATGTAAATCATATTGATGGCAACAAGTGGAATAATCGTGTTGATAATTTAGAATGGGCAACACGTTCTGAAAATCAGATGCATGCCTATAATGTCTTGAAAAGGACTAGAGAACACCCAGTAGGTTGGGATAATAAGCTTGCAAAGCATATCGTACAGCTAAACTTAGATGGTACTTTTGTAAAGAAATGGGCAAGTTCATGTGATTTTCAAAGACAGACGGGTAAGACTGAGGCAAATGTTAGGCGTTGTCTGACAGGTAAAATGAAAACGGCTTACGGCTTTAGGTGGATGTATTTAGAAGATTATCAGAAAGAAGTAGACAAACTTTTAGAACAGAAACATTTATAAGAATAGATTATATGAGTATATCAGTAACAAAAATCAATGTAGAATTGGTAACACATGGGTGTTTCCCTACGAAGTCGTATGAAACGGATGCCGCTTACGACCTTCATTGCAGCAAGGATACGGAAGTAATTCCAAACAAACGCTTTTACGTTCCGCTCGGGTTTAAAATACAACTTCCATCAAATATGAAATTGCTGATTCAGCCACGTAGTGGCATGTCGGGCAAAGGAATGTTGTTAGATGTTTATTGCCCTTCATGGCTCCTACATGGCATCTATCTATGCAAGGTCAGAGCAAATCTTGACGTGATTCTTGGTTTGATTGATTGCGGCTATGGTGAAGAAGTCCATGCTATCGTCAAGTCGGGCAGATGGAGGTTAAAGCATCGCATCATGCGTATGCTCGGTTTCAAGTTTATCATCCCTTATTCCCTACGCATCTGCCAAGGCGCCTTCACTTACGTTCCAGATACAAACTTGGAACTTGGCAAAGTAACCGGCACTCGTAGCGGTTTAGGATCAACAGATAAGGCTTAGTTTGTTGTTTAATATTTTCCCTGCCCATTTCTCGGTTAACACCCGAGCATGGGTAGGTTTTAAAACAAAATCATGAAAAAGAATATCAGACAGAATTTCTTCAATCATATCAAGAAGGTACTTGATGTAGTTGACAAGATGGGGGATGAGGCAAAGCATTTCCGTTGCATCGTCCTCATGGGTGACAGAACCATTCCGAAGGCATACGCATTCATGCACGCATCGCCCGAAGACCTCAAAAATCTTATCTTGAATGCCATGCGCAATAGCGACCAATTTACCTACGCTACAGCAAGGGCATTCGAGGAATACGATAAGGAACTGAGAGAAAAAGAAAAAACTTTAAACAAAGATAAAAATGAAGAAGATCCTATTCAAGACGCTTAAACTGCAAAATTTCTGTGGCATCCGAGCCGGAGTCTTCGACTTCGGAGAGGATTTAACTGTAATCTCAGGTAAGAATGCAGCAGGGAAGACAAGTATAGCAGAAGGAATCATGTACACATTATTCGGTACTGATACCAACGGCATGCAGCTCGACATCAAAACCTTCGATGAGAATCATAATATTATCAAGGAGATAGAGCATTCATCCGAGTTGGTTATGTTGGTAGATGGTGATGAAATCTCGTTCAAGCGAGTTCTGACCGACAAGTGGAAAGGTGATAAATGCACCAACACATTCAAGTACTATGTTGATGGAGAATTGACTACCGCCGGAGATTTCAGCAACGTAGTTGACGGAATCTTCCAAGAAGACCCATTTGCGTGGTGTATCTGTCCTAATCTATTCCTTGGTATGACTTGGCAGAATCAGCGTGCATTCCTTCAGTCGTTGGCAGGTGACATTTCAGTCGAAGACATCACGAATGGCGAAGAGAAGTATGATTATCTTGTTGAACTTCTCAAACAGAAAGACATTGATGCCATCCTTCACCACCTCAAGCACAAGCGCACAGAAGTTCAGAAAGAACTCGATGCGGTCCCTATCAGACTCGCCGAACTCGACAAGACCCTTCCACCAAAGTTGGATTGGGAGGCTCTAGAGAAAGAAAAGGCTTATCTCCAAGAAGCATTGGTAGAGATAGACAACAAGATTCAGCAGATTCGCACAGGTGGAGCAGACAGAGTTCGCCTTGACGGAATCCGCAAGAAGATTGAATTTGCAGAAAAGCGCAAGCGAATGATGGAGCAGGGCGCAGACAAGGAGTCTACCGATAGCATGACCAAGCACCAAAGCGATGTTCTCAACGCCAACGCAGCCTTCAATAAGGCAGAGTCTACGGTTGATAACCTCAAAGCTGTCATGAGTGGCTATCCTACCACCGAGGTTCAGATAAACGCTCAGATTGAAGAGTGCAAGAAGAAGGTTAGCGACTTAAACAAGCGTAGTGATGAGATTGCCAAGCGCACTTGGGAATGGGACGATAAGGAAGGTTTCTGTCCTCATTGCGGTCAGGCTCTCCCTCTCGGTGATGTTCAGCTCATCAAACAGGAATCTCAGAACCGGTTCAATTCTCGCAAGGCAGAGGATATGAAGGAACTCAACAATGAGTTTGCCAAACTCCAGAGCGCATACACCGAACTCAACAAAGAGTTGGATAAACTGAATGATGATCGTCAGACCACCGCGAACCAGCTTGTCAAGGCTCACCAAGCCCTCGCAGAGGCTGAAAAGCATAAGGCAGATGTTGATGCTGATGTTCCTAGCACCTACGAGGAGATACTTACCTACAAGGAAGAGTATCAGCAGGTAGTGAAAGAGATTAATGAGTTGCAGGCAGAACTCGACAAACCATCAGATAGCAACGAGGATAACGACAAGTTACTTCAAGCACTCGCTGAAGAGCGAAAGCCGCTCGCTGACAGATACGATGAAGTCCTCGAACTCCTTGCCTCAAAAGCATCTTACGATAACACAATGGCTCATATCGAAGCAGCACAGAAGGATAAAGCCATCTTCCAGGAGCAGCTTGATGATATTGATGATAAACTCAACATCACCAATGAGTTCTATCAGTTGTCTTGCAAGGCTCTCGAAGATAAGGTTAATCAGCACTTCCGTTTCGTAAAATGGAGTCTGTTCCTTCCAAAACTCGATGGTGAGAAGAAGCCTTATTGCGAATGTTATCACAATGGTGTGCCTTACAGCCGCCTCAATGGTGCTGCCAAGGTGAATGCCGGAATCGACATCGCGCGCACTATCGGTCAGTTCTATGATGTATCGGTTCCTGTCGTGCTCGATGAATGCGAAAGTGTTAACCATCCGCTCAGCACAGGCGGTCAGCAAATCCGTCTGGTAGTATCAAAGGATGATAAACTGAAGGTTGAGTATTTCGCTCTGGCCACAATGGATTGAAACTCATGCAAATCAAGACGAAGTTCGATATAGGTGATGCAGTCTATCTGCTCGATGGGTACAAAATCCGACGTGCAAACATCGTAGGTGTATTCTTTCAGCAGATAGGCGAGGCACCTTGCTCTATTCAGTATAAGTTCGCAGTTTTCCCAACAAGGAAAGAAAGCGAAGTGTTTAAAACAAAAGAAGAATTAATCAAACATATAAGTAAATAAAAATCATGGCAGAAACTTTAAAATTAGAAATGTTGGTTGACAAAGACCTTATCAAGGGTACTCTAGCGTTAGGAGGAGGCATGAAGGACGAAACGGATTCGAACCGGATAAAGGAGTGGTTAGATAGCCACGATAGCGTAGAGGTTGATCCGAAAGAACTTTTCTCGGAAAGTGGTGAAATTAACCTTGCTTTGGGAATAATAGCCTTGGCTGGTATCGCTAAGGAATTAATCAATCATAAAGAAGAGGAGAAGTAATCATGGCAGATACAGCAGTAGCAAAAGCACAGCCTTCTCAGAAGGCAGTAGCAGTTAAGAATTTTCAGGCGGTAATGAACAATAGTTATTACCAAAGCCTGTTGCAGAGTTCCCTTAAGGAGAACAAAGGTGCTTTTTGCACCTCACTTATGGAAATCTTTTCATCTGATGAAAAGTTGCTCCAGTGCAAACCGAATGATTTGATGGCTGAGGCTCTGAAAGCAGCCTCCCTTCGTTTGCCTCTCAATAAGCAGTTAGGACAGGCGTATCTCCTTCCGTTCAAGAACAAAGGAGTAATGACTCCAACGCTCGTTATCGGTACAAAGGGTTATCTCCAGTTGGCTATGCGTACCGGCAAGTACGAGACGATTAACGCTGATGTCGTATACGAAGGCGAGTTCAACCATTACGACAAGGTTACAGGAAAGCTTGACCTTTCGGGTGCTCAGATTTCAAATACTCCAATCGGCTACTTCGCCTACTTCAAGAAGAAGGATGGCCTTACCAAACTTCTCTACATGACTCTTGATGAGGTATGCCGCTATGCAAAGCAGTATAGTCCTACCGTCAAGTTCAGCGACAAGGTTGATGCTGAGAAGCTGAAGGAAATAGCTCTCACGCAGGCTGCCAACGGAAGTGGCGAAGGCGTAGGATGGTATTCCAATTTCGAAAGTATGGCCATTAAGACTGTTCTCAGAAGACTCCTGTCGAAGTGGGGAGAACTCTCTATCGAATCAAATGACATCACGAACCTTGATGAGGCTCCTTCTGCCATCGTTCAGCGTGATGAGGAGTTTGCCGAGGCAAAGAACGTTATCACGGTCAATGCTGATACCGGCGAAGTCGTGAATGCCGAAGAAGTACATGATGAGCAGCCACAGGCTCAAAAGTTTAGTTTGAGTTAATATGAAGTTAATAGTCGTAAATAGCAATAGTCTTGGCAATGCCTACGTACTGGAGGATAGTAATGGTCAGCAGCTCTGTATAGAGGCCGGTCGTCCGTTGCAGGAAGTAAAGAAAGTTGCAAACCTCAAAACATCAAAATGCGTGGGAGTGATTATCAGTCACTCCCACGGCGATCATGCAAAAAGTGCCAAAGACTTTCTGAGAGCAGGAATCGATGCATACTCTACCGAAGAGTTATCCGAGAAATGCAAGGGAGTAAAAGGTATGCTTAAAGAACAGACCTATCATCTAGGTGCTTTCAGTATCACCCCGATGAAGGTAGAACACGATGTGCCTTGTTTCTCTTTCCTCATTCATCATCCGGAAATGGGAACCATGATGTTCTTCACCGATTGTTACAATATGGAAAATGTAGTTCAAGGGTGCCGGTACTTCTTGGCAGAATGCAACTATGATGATTCTCTTCTCGAAAAAGCCGTAAACGAAGGCAAGACGATAGTCAGCCAAGCCGACCGCATCCGTCTTTCCCACATGAGTCTGTCTCACTCTATCGAGTATCTCAACGAATGCAAGGCAGCCAATACCGCCAAGCGCATCGTCCTCATTCATGGTTCAGCACGCCATCTTAACCCCGATGTTGCCGTAAACAAATTCCAGCAGGTCCTCGGTGTTCCAACCGACTATGCTTGCAAGGGTTTAGTAATCAATCTAATGTAATTATAATAATATGAGTGTATACAATCCTAATGATCCTCGTGAATATTTAGCTATCGTAAAGGCTGTTCAGAAAGCTAAAGAATGTGGGTATAATATCGAACTAAAGAAGTTTCACCCCATTCAGACCGACAAGCAGTCCAGTTATCTTCACTTCATGATTAGCTATCTCGCCCTAAAACTAGGGCAAACCTTCTACGAAACGCTTCGTGATATTCAGCGCAACGTTTGCAGCTACATCTTCTATACCGATGAGGTAGACAAGACAGGCAACCGCAAATATAAGCCTCTCACTTCCCTAAATACAGCGGAGGCTAGCAGCGTTATCCGAAACGTGATAGATTACGCAAATGTCCGCAGCATCATGATTCCGGAACCCGATGACCAAGTAAGTTTGCAATATTGCAAGCGGGAACTCGAAAACTCGGGTGCCGGTTGGGTATAAATCATCAAAATCATATAGCTTATGAAAACGTTAAAGGAAATCCATTCGGAGGCAAATAAATATTCGGAAAGCGAACCTCTTCAAGATGCTTTTGAAGCCGGTGCAAGATGGGCGCTTACGGGTAAGTATTACAAACCTTCTGAGTTGTTCGACAACAAAGCCGAAGTGGAGACGGTAGACTTAGAGGTTGAAGAAGAGCAAAAACAGATGTTGGTTTTCGAACCAACTTTTGAAGAATGGTGGAATGCCTACAACAAAAAACGAGGACGCAAGAAGGCAGAGGCTAAGTGGAAGAAGTTAAGCCTTAACGATAAGGTAGCTTGCATGAAAGCTACTCCTATTTACGTAGCATCCACGCCCGACCCAGTATACAGAAAAGACCCACTCACTTATCTTAATGGCGAGTGCTGGAATGACGAAATAATTCAAAAGCAAGATTATGAACAACAACGAGCTATCAATCTCACAGCAAAGGCCGCAAGAATCCTTTGTTCCGATTATTAAGGATAAGCCGAACTATGTCCGACCAGCTTCCTTTACGAGTGCTATATGTAAAAGTACAACCACCTTGCTTAGCGTACAGAAGCAAGGTGGCTTGCGCTCACTCGTCGGATGGGTAAAGGGAAGGCTGATAGAACTATTCACTTTTCTTGGAGTCTTCGATATAGTCACGGAGTTTCAGGTACAGATGCTTGCAACGAGATTATGCACAAAGTACTATTATTGGACTACAACAGAACTCGATTATGCCTTTATTAGGATAATGGAAGGTAAGTATGGAAAACTGTATCAGTATAAGCATGAATATGAAGACAAGTCTAGCAGCACTACTATCAATCCGCAAGATTTAATGGTAGCACTTGATTCATACGAAAAAGAACTTCTGCTTGAACGTGGAAGGGTAGAGGACGAGCGCAGAAAAGAAGAGGAGCGACAGAAAGCGATAGAGGATGCAAAGAAACCTCATGGCATAGAGGCATGGAGAAACTACTGCAAGTCGAAGGGTTTAGACCCCGATACGCATACATTGCCATCCGCTAGCCTTCACGATGTCAACAAGGAACTGAACATTCAAAATCCCGGAAGAATGGACGAATTAAGATAAACAAACAATAAAAAATGAAGTTATGAATACAATTCAAATAGATGTTATCATCGTGCTAGCTATCCTGTTGTTGGTAGCTATAGCAATCATCGTTGCAGACCACATCAAATACTACAATTACTATTCAAGCAAGGGTAAGATGGTTGTCCTTCGCATCAATAATTCCGAAGTAAGAGGTCTCCTCAATTCTGATGGCTTAACTCTCTGCCAGTGTGCATACTACAACATCCACAAGTATCTCTACACCATCGAAGGTGATCATATCTGTGGTTTTACCGAAGAATGCACCCATCTGATAGAAGATGCCATCAAAAACAACCAAGAGGTAATTGATTGTGATATTGATGTCAGCAAGTTCGTGAACGAGGTCAAGAAGTTACAACAGGAGTATGGAACAAAAGAGGAGGAGTAAGTATGATTAGAGACGATGCAAAGATAATTGTAACACCAACTGGTGTATCACTTAAAGAAGCCTTGACAGAAGAAGTAGTTAAGGCACTCAATGAAGAAGCTTCCATCTATAAGAATTATGAAATCTCAGAAGTAAAACTTGTTGGCAACCCTCCTAGTGGCAAGGAAAGCCGCAGAACTAGGAGAATGTTAGAACTTAGAAAAAGAAAGGGTAGATTATGATAGACGATAAGAAAATAGAAGCTGCAAAGGAAGGAATCTATGAAGATAGATTCCTGTTAAATGGCGAAGAAGTAGTCTTCGATAATGATGCTAAGGAAGAAATGTTCTACAAAGAGGACATCAAAGAAGCTATTGGACTAGGTGCTAAGTGGATGCTAGAAGAGTTCTTAAAGAACTTGTGGCATCCTGCTGGCGAAGAGCCAGAAGGATATAATGAAGGAATATTGCTACACTATAATATAGGCGACTATTATTCATTATCCCAAGTAAAAGACTTCAAGTCTTGGAAAGGATTTATTGAGAGAGCACCTATAGAAAAGTGGCTTTATCTTGATGATTTGTTTCCAAATGAAGGAGGAAATCAATGAAAACATTTGTATTTGATATAATGCTCGACGGAAGATTTGTCTGTACATTAAAGTATAAATATTGTGCGCTCTTCCCGATAGACTTTGAAGATTTAGAGAAGTTCATTCTCAGCAAGAAACCTTCTCTGAAAGGTAAGGACAATAGAATTATGTTTTAATGAGTAAAGCGTATGAAGAAACAAATAGTCTTAGACGAACAGGATATTAAAGAGTTCCACGAGGATGCGGAGCATCTACGTTGGCTATATAACAGAATGGTGAGTGAGCATGGTGAAAGCGTAAACTTTGATTACATGCACCGCTTTGCCAAGATATTCAATAAATTAAAGCAATTATAGCGTATGAAGAAGATTATATTATTATTTGTATCGGTTATATTCCTGCTCGTTTCTTGCGACGAGAACAAAGGAATTAATGTTCCAACATCAGACTCTATTAATGAAATTAAAGTAGAGAAACTATTTGTTGTTGATGGTATAACCGTATATCGTTTCTATGATGGTGGCAGAGTGGTTTATTTTACCAACAAAAAAGGTGTGGCAAAGGCTCTTCATGACGAATATGACCCTGCAACAAAAACCACAAGAACAAAGGTAGTAGAAACTTTATGTAACGAAGAATAGTTATGGATAAAACAAATTTACATTCATCATTACTCTTCCTAATGCTTAAACAGGAAGAGGCAAAGAGCAACCCGATGTCTGACAAGAACTTTGTTGCAGCATTGACGGAAGTGCTCAGATATTTCCGTGATAACGGAGAGTTAAAGAAAGCCTATGAGCTTCAAAAGGATTCATTGGCAGATATGGCTAATGGTTCTTGGGTGAAAGTACTAAAGGAATATGTTTCCTCCAAAAACCAAGACGGAGTTGATGCAAAGTTACCTGATATAGATGAACTTATTAAGGAACTAACTTCCGATGAGTTCATCGAAAAGAAAATCAAGGATTTGTTAGGAAAGTAAAATTTAATAAAAATAGCAATGAAAAGTAATATTTTAGACCGTAGCGAAAGCTATCTCAGAATTTTTACTGAGAATTTTCTGATTGACAGAAATCTCCCTAAGTGGAGCAAAATCACAGAAGACAACAAGGATTCTCTTTCTAAAAAAGCAAGTGGTAGTTCCTTAGGCGAGGCTTTAGAACCATTTTCACCAACAGCCAACGACAACCGCCAGCAAATATCAATTCTAGATTTCATCAATCTAGATAAGAAAGACTTCAATATCTATATTGGTAAGTCTCTTGCCGACAGAGTCTATAACGATTCCGATAAATTCAAAAATATGCTTACCCCTATAGGTGACAGCGTTTCATCAAGAGAAAGTAAGAAAAAGGAACCTGACATCATCAAGAAGTTAATCAGAGTCTTCACCAACGAGAAGCGGGAGAAGAAAGAAGAGACTGTTTATGAACTAGATATTATCAAGTTTTTCGAGCAGGTAAAGCTAACCTCTAAGGAGAGTGCTAAGAACTACGTAGAACGTATTAAGCCATATATGATAGCCCTTAAAAGAGCCAACGATATGGGACAGACCGCCCTTGCCGACCAACTCTCTGCCCAAATCTTCAACAACAAGTATGAGAGCATACTTCAGGCAGAGGGGTTTAATTACAAGATTTCCGAGGAACAGCTTGTATCTTTCGTTAAGAAGACAGAAAAGGGAGTGAGACTTGATTACATCAAGAACTTTACACATAACATTCCAGATGAAGTCTATGAGAAGAAAACAAAGGCAGACTCTGTTCTTGTATTCGACAATTATTGTGTCCTATACTACGACCCAGACCTGAAATCATACAAGCTGACGAAGGAGGAAGAGGAGAGAATCAGACGTAAGAAGTCAGACCCAATTCTTTTTGGTATGATTAATGGTTCACGCAACCTATATTATATAGCCGACTGGATAGACGAATATTGCGACCTCACCTTAGAGGAGTTTATCAAGGTCTCTGGCTTAGACAAGAAAGAAATATCTATCAATGAGAAAATCAAGCTATAATCAATGAAACACAAAACATAAAATAAGCACTTTTGGGATTTATTGTAAAAACTTAAATAAGAGTGATATGAAGATTAGATTAGCTAAGAAGATAATAAAGCAAGTCTATAAAACCCGATATTGGGCTTATAGATTTGGTTATTACCATGGTAAGAAAGATTCCGGTAAAATAGCAGGCGATCATCGCCTTATAAAGGCAATTAAACTAACAAAAAGATAGCGTATGAAACAAAGAATTTTAGATATGTGTTGTGGATCTCGTATGTTTTATTTCGACAAGCATGACCAACAGGTTCTTTTTACCGACATAAGAGAATATCACGATACATTATGTGATGGACGCAAATTAGACGTACAGCCCGATATGATAGCCGATTGTACTAATCTGCCATTCGAAGATGAAACATTCAATATGGTAGTTTTCGACCCTCCTCATCTGCTAAAAGTAGGACAGAACTCTTGGCTATGCAAGAAATATGGTAAGCTGCCAGAAAATTGGCAAGCATTCATCAACGATTCTATCCATGAGGGCATGAGGGTGCTGAAAACAAACGGAACACTCATTTTTAAGTGGAACGAGCAACAGATAAAGGTTAGTGATGTACTAAAGGCAATCACCGATTACAAACCTATATCCGGACACCGTACCACCATCAAGAACCAAACTATTTGGATGGCATTCATGAAATAAATAACCAACAATCCCCACCCAGCTATCACAGCCGAGTGGGGATTTCTTTTTGCAATGAAACAATCTACTTAAAACCTAATTAATACAACTAACTAAAAATAAAAAAGTAAAATCTATACCAATCTATCTATATATTCATCTAAATCCTTTTCGTACCAAACTAGCTCGGTCCATCCTTTCCGCTTTTTACCCTTTGGAAGCCTGCCTTCTTTCACAAGCCGGTCAAAGGTAGCCCTGGAAACATGAACGTAGCCGCATGCCTCAGCCTTACTGATAGGTTCGTCCTTATTGGCGATGCGGTGCAGAAAATCTAACATGAAAGCATTTTGCTGTTTGTTAGTTAAGCATCTTCCGCTCTGAATCCGCTCATGAAATTCCATCAGGAGCGAATCAATCATCTGCAGTTCTTCGCTAATCTTCGCCATAAGCTAGCACTTTTTGTTTCTGTACCAGAGAGTAAACCCTATCGCGCAAACCGCCAGTATGAATAGAAAGGCGATATAGCATCTGCCCAGCGACATCAGCCTTTGCTCGTTCTTCGTCAGTTGTCGCTCTATAGGATAAGGCACGGCGACAGAATCCCTCTTGATGATCGTGTCCGTCTTCACCTTATATATATTATGATACCGGTCCCGATAAACCACCTTGTTATGGAAAACCGTATCACCTTTCTGAAAAACATACACCGAATCCTTCATGTAGATACTATCCAACTTAGCAAAAGTATCAGTTCTGCATACGTATTCAGTTCTAACAGAAGGAACATTGATATACTCCTTCGTCTTGCATCCAGTAAATGCCAATAGGATAGCCACAATCACCAGCCCGATGCAAGCCCATTTCCAAAACCTTATGTCATACCATTTCATAAGCTATATCTCTTTGTATTCAACTTTAGCGTCAAAGCAAGGACACTCCTTGATTCTCTCCCAAGCATCCACCACGCCATTATGGTTCTTGTCGGGCGAAATATCCCTGTGCCCTAAGATTTCAGCATCCGGATATTTCTTCTTCAGCTGAGTGAGCAGAGTGATAAGCGATTTCTTTTGCTCCTCAGTTCTGTTGTCTACCGCCTTTCCCTTCTTGTTGATGCCGCCAACGTAAGCTACATTGATAGCCGTAGCATTATATCCCTTCACGCCGTTGCTAACCATTTCTACCGGCAGCATCTGGTGAATCCCACCATCAGCAGTAATCACGTAATGGTAGCCGGGGTTGTTCCAGCCTTTGCGCTTAAACTCATCCCAAAGTTCCTTCACACCCCATTTCTGAGAAGAGGCACTGCAATGAACAAAAATTCTCTTAATCAGTCTCATTTCTTCTCCTCCTTTCCCTGCTCCTTCATAATCTCAGCAAAAGCCCTAGCCAAGTCTTCTTTGTTCTCCAGAAGAATGCTTACCGTCTTCTCCTGCTTCCGTATCTCAGCCTTCTGCCAGCTCTTCTCTCTTACGCTTACAAATTCACAGAACACGCAATATCCTGCCCATATCATAGAGAAGACAGGGAAGGGGAGAACCGTACAGGCTATCAGGTCTATGCAGACCGTTACCATGAAGGGAGAGAAGTATTTCCTCGCCTTGTCGCAAGTCTTCTTGAATCCTGTACTTGTCGTAGCCAGTCCGTTCTCCTTTGCTTTTTTGATTCCGAAGAATAGGTCCACGCCCATAGAAATGATAAGAGCACCCATGCAGATGGCAATAACCAATGCCGATCTGTACAGGTGCTCTTGTAAAAATGTATGTACTATCTCTGCCATATATCATTATTTATGATTAATAGCTACAAATATAAAAGGCTTTTCAATAGCTTTTGCCGTGTTCCAACTTAGCTATTCATGTACCACCAGATTTTATCTGTAGGGTGGTTTGTCGATTCGTCACAGAGAAAACTGATAGCCAGTTCTGAGATCCTTTTTCTAGTGGTATCTTTGTTCTTCGACCATTTGCCCACCACGTCTATATGGTCAGCATACATCTTATTCATCGTTACCGCAAAATCCCAGAAGTTGTAGTCCGGTATGTTCCATGATAACCTTTCATAGTCCTCCTTCAACTCATCAAACCCGAAGTAAGGAGCATACTTCTTGTGAACATCATCATCAAAATAATAAATGTTGGCGATGCAGGCTCTGCCCAGTTGCTCGTCAAAGTGATGCTTCCTTTCCATCCAGTAAAGAAGATTCCTCTGCACAATCCTCTCTTCTTCCTCTGTAAACCCACATTCATCGTTTCTTAGCATCCCAAAGGCAGATTCTGCTATTCGATAGAGCGATTTTGATAAATCCATAAGCGTAAAGCATTAAAGTGAATATGATAAACACATGGTGCATCTCCAACTGCTCGGGAGTGATGAGCCAGTGCCGATAGTATAGTCTGATAGCGTTGATACCGAAAAAATAAAAGAACGGAATACGGAAAATCCAGCAGTATCTGAAGAAGAAACTTACCGGTATCATGGTCAGTGGCATATAAATGTATGCCAGTACATAAATCCAGATGATGCAGTTCCCGTTGAGATTGGTATCTACAACTGTTGGTCTAGGGATAGTGCCCATAGTCCCATACGCCGTACCAGTGACCTAACATCAATGGTATGGGTGCCCACTTTGATAGAAGTTCATAGAACCTCCAAATCTTCCTACTCAATAAGCCTTCCATTACTAAGGCTTCCTCCTCTTTCGAGAGAGGCGATTCCTGTTTTGTTCTCATTTTGTTACGATTTTATGGTTCGGTTTTACATTTTGCTAACTGTTTCTGAGATTTACATCTCATTTTGTTGCAAAATTAAGCTTTTTCTTTCGTAATGCCATGAAAGCCAGCCTAATATTAAACTTATTTAAATCTTTATGCACTTATTTGGTCATATTCTAAATAATATGTATATTTGCAGCATCTTAATGCAGCATTTATATGGCAAGAGCAAATTACGAATTGATTGACAGACAGAGGGATGATCTGATGAAGGCGTATCGGGAGATAGCTCCTAATTGCCATTCCCAACAGGAGGCTTGGGAAAAGGTGGTCCATTCTCCTGCTCCGAGATACTACGTTTCTCCCAAAAGAGCTTGGGATATTCTCCGCAGAATGGCAGTCGGCGACTTCTCTAAGGTGGATAGTATGAAGCCGATTCGGCAGAAGTTATACTATACGCTGTTCAACAGGATGAACGAAATGACGCAGCGAAAGGAGTTCGTAGGCAAATCTTTATGGTTTATCTGCCAGTTCCTTGTTTCTGAGCCTGCTCCCGAGTTCTTTATCCAGCCAAGTAATCTCAAGTTTATTTTCGCTTACTATAAGAAGTATGGAAAAAATTACAGAGAAATGGACCTTCGTAAGAAGAAACTTTCGAACAAAGCTGGTGCTTAGCATCATCTGCCTCGTTCTGTGTACTTGGCACGTCGGTTTCTATCCCGGTTGTCCTTGGCAGAATCATATCCTGTATAGCTTCTTCCATGTCAACGGCTTTCATCTTGCCGTAAACCTTCTGGTGCTTTGGCAGATAAAGAACGATATGAAACCAGTCACTTCTCTGGCTGTTGCCTATGTCGCTAGTCTGCTGCCCATGTATGTTAGTCAGCCTACAATGGGGCTTTCCGGTTTCCTGTTCTCATCTTTTGGTTTGATGTGGGGTAGGACAGGGCGATGGAAAGAGGCATTAAAGAAAGCGATGCCATTCATTATTTGCACCATGGCCGTGCCGAATGTCAACGGACTTCTGCATCTTTGGTGCTTCGTATTAGGCTACATCGTAGCGTATTGCATAAATAATATCAAAATCAGATAACACACATATAAATAGAATCATGTTTTTAAAAAATGTTTTTCATAACTAATTTTAAAGGCGGACACTCGTGATGAGCAGTCGCCTTTTTCATGTTATCATAAATTAGCGCGTATGAAAGAATTATCTCATTTTGTCTTCTCGTCTGCTTTGTACCTCTACTATACTGCCAGCAAAGGAATCAGCAGCCTTGAAGTTCTGCAGCGTATACTTGAAAGTAAAATATTTCCAAGGCTTGCCAGCCAAGCTTGGCAGCTTGCACCAGTGCTTGCAGTCGTTACTTCCGTATATCTCCAGCCCAATCGTACCTTCGTCCGAATCAAACAGATGCTTCACCGCTCTCAGCGATTTCAACGTCATGCTGCCGCCCATCTTCAAAGGTCTGGTAGTAAATGAGCCGCTATAGCTTTCTGTATCTTCATTGATGTCTGGTTTTGATGTGAGTGAATAGACGTTTCCTTCAGTATCTTGTATCAGATTATCCGGATAATCATTCACTACCGCCTGTGCCTCTATGCCGCTATTCACCATAGAGAAGGTCTTGTCTACCATATTATATATGTATTGGTATGATTTCCCCTTGCTGAATATTCTCAATATGGAGTCTCTGTAATCGTAGGCGATAAAGCAGTCTTTCAGAAAATCCAGGAACTTGCTTTCCCCGAAGGTCGCAAAGTTCCTTGGTACTCTTCCCCTCATCTGTTCGCTCATACAGGCTACGCTTCCACCGCTTGCCGCCATCAGCCCTTTCTTTGAAGCAAAGAATACAAGCCTGTCCGTCGGCACCAGTGGCGAATCCTCATTACATACCTCTCTTGATATTGGATAGGCTCTGCTATAGAGACCTTCAGAGTTAACCGACAAGCCGTAGATACCTTCGTCCGTAAATACCATCAATGGGTATTGACCGAACTGACCTTGGCTTACCGCCTCTGTGTTGGCAATAATTCCGAGTATCTTTCCGGTTCCAACTGTATTATCTCCCGATGCCTCAAATACAAATGGATTGTTGACTAAAGAAGTGAAAATCTGAGAGTTCAAATTTTCTTTATCATTTACGCTTGTTACAATCTTTAGCAATTCGCTTTCACTGATTTCTGTAAACTTCTTTGGCTTATTTGGTGGAAGTACAGGAAACGTATAAGCACCATTTAATCTAGGATGTGCCTTTAGATTAATTCTGATATATTTCCCTGCAGAGTAAAAAATAACCTCCGTAGCATTCGGGTCTGGATAAAACAGCCATCCTTGCAGAAAATCTTCATCGGCAGTAACACTTCTTTCAATCCATGTATCACATTTATCTGAAACGATGTGCGTATACATCAAAAATGCGTCATCCTCAAACCTGTCTTTTCCTACAAATTTGGCGAAACCTGCAAAAGGAGTTCGTTTTGTTCCAATAAGATTCAGTCTGCCATTGTAATTGTAAATGGATTCGGCACTCAAAGAAGCCCATCCGTAGTAATCATCCACATTCAGTTGCTCCTGCTCCAGAAGGTTCTCCAATGTCCCATCACTAATAAATGCCGGTTCTCCACCCTTGCCGGTAACGGTGTAATGATAATTGCTACCACCAATATGACTGCCACTTATTGGAACTGTGAATAATTTGTAAAAAACTGTTTTCGAGAGTAATTCGGATATAATCTGATCATCACTCTTGTATTTTGGTAAAAGTTCGTCATGTACCGCTCTGGTATATGGTTCTTTAGTTGTATCTGTGCTTGTCGAGCCATCCACGTCATAATTCAAGAGCTTTTCTTCGTAAGTTTTATACCCAAAATTAGCATAAGCATATTTCTTATGCAAGCCATTCGGACTTTCAAAATGCCAACCTTTATCTATATAGAATGGCACTACTTGATCTGACGCAAAAACAACTATCTCTTTGATGATGTCGCTCCAGTCGTTAGATATTGATTCAAATCTGAATAGCAGCTCCCTGTATTCTATAAAGTAGAACATACTTCCTGCACCCCCCATCTGATGTAAATCCATATAGGTGTTGTGTGTACTATCAAAAACAGCAGAACTGAACATACAGTTTTTATTTACTGTTGGATAGCATACTATAGGCGTAGTTATTCTGCAGTATGAACCATCAAACATGCGGAAAGCGCATCTTAGAAAGAAAGGAAAAGCAAACATATTCTTGCTCTTTGCCCAGTTTATTGCTTGCGCTACATGCCCTTGAATGGTTTCTTGAAACTCATTCTCATATTTTGAATCTGATGATACCTTAATGCTAAACATTGTATATGATTTGGTTTCGCTGCCATCGGGTTTTACGCCTCCTGCCTGAATGAACGTATGGTTTAATGGATTAAAATAGCTTTCTCCTTGTTTTGTCTCGATAGCATTCTCGGCATTACATAATGTTCTTCCGCTTTCTTCCTGGGTATAGTTGCCCGTCGGTCGCTCAAAAGTAAAATCATATTCTAAACGAGGCAGATCTTTACCCAAATCTTTATATTTGTTTCCTTTGAAAAGTAAATAGTGAAGTCCTTCGCTAGTGGCGCAAACCAAAGTATTACCAATACTTTTTACATCATAAACCGTTCCTACATTGAAACTTTTCGTTACCCCATCAGCAGGGCTTGCGATGTTCCCACTGGTATCTTTTGTATACCAGTATATATTCGCCGTCCCATCATAAGCAATGATATTCTCATAGTCAGCCATCTTGTGAACGTACATTATCTTATAAGGAACGTTGCCGATACGTACCCCCTTCTGCACCGCCTTCATTTCCCCATCCTTAAAGATAAATCCGTCACTCTCCAGCAGTTCAGAATCATCTGAAAGCAAGTCGCTAGGTACATTCGTCATGCCCTTGCTAAAGCTCAAAGTTTGTCTTTCTAAGTTTCTTTCCATAATAATTCAACATTTAACATTGACTTAAATTTTCGCCGCCGTATGAACACCATCGCCACCACGGCTTCTTCTTTCCGCTTTCTTCCAGCTAGGCTTCTCCATGTCCGTAAGACTCACAAAGAGACCGATGCCGGTACTCATTACCACATCATCATGGTTTCCGTTACCAACGATGTTACCCAAACTGCCATCATCATGTCGCTCATAGATGCGCAACTCATGATACATTTCCTTGTCTGGCTCCTCATACAGATTATCATCAATAAACTCTTCCAAGTTATCAATCACCTGCTGCTTCGTCAGCTTGTTGGTTTGGAAACCATACTTCGCCAGTACGTTATCTTCCACATTCTCCGAACTGCTCGTTCTCTGATACAGATTATCGTAGTAGTCGGCAATCTCCTGCAGAATGGTCAGAAAGTGATCACCCTCCGTGTTATTGTTCTTCTCTCGGTCGGCAGTATTACTCTCTATCACCAGCAGCGCATCATCATAATAATGGGCTAGGGCAGCAGCCATCCATGCCAGCTTATCATGCCTGACATGTCCCCTGTATCTCGCTACCACCTTTGGCTTGCCCTTCACGGTAGGAATCATACCGAATCGGTCTATCACGGTCATAACGGTATAGTCCGATGTCGTACTCTTACCGCCAATATCCACGCTCACCAAATATCTGTTCTCCACTTGCAGGCAGTTTGGCACAGCCCAAATCTTCAAGTCTCCCTCGCCATCGTCTCTCAGCTTCACCTTCGAGTTCGGAATGGTGTTATCATCCTTCACGCTGATGTTCACCACGATGTCGGCAGTAAACTTAGGATCTTGCTTATACAAAGCCTGCATGTCGTCTATAGAATAAGGATTGAATACCAGCCTGCCAGAGTTTCTGAACGCATCTTCCTCATCAATAGGAGCCTCGGTAGCACATGCCGCATGGGTGGTAAACTTGTTTCTGTAGTTTCTGTACCATTCTATCGCCTCAAAGCAAGCACCCTTCTGCCACATTCGCCAGAAGAACTTTCCGGTCTCACGATAGCCCTTCGGACAGGTGCTTCGGTCTCTGTTCTGCAAAAGCCACTTGGCAAATGCTCTTCTGTTCTCTACAGGAGTCATATCCTTTTCGATGAAGAAACAAGGAATAAAGAGGAACGAATAAGCATCATTATTCTTTGGGTCCATTGCCAACTGGCACTTGTCGTAGAAGAAGCCAGAATTACCTCTACCGGTACTCTCGAATATCTCCACGTTGTCTTCCAATGGGTCGATACCACCGGATATAGAAGAAATCACACCCTCAGGATCATGCTCTGGCGTCTTCTTCCAATAGGCCACCTCCGAATAGTGGGCGCAGTGGAAGTTACTACCACGCACCGAATCGAAGTTCTCGAAGGATGCTACGGTCAGCGTACTTCGTCTGATTGCCTTCACTCCATCCGTTACTTGGAAGTCGTCTGGAGAATTTTCGTATGGCGAGAACTGGAGTTTTGCGCCCTGATGCCCCACGGTCCACCCCGGTTGCCGCTCCAAAGCTTTTCGGTACATGGCCTTAATCTTCTTGGCGGTATTCTTCTGTTGGGCAAGCACAATAGCATTCCAACCATCGCGCCTATAGTCCTGAATCCATTTGATATAAAGCTGTGATAGGGTAGAGCCGCCCCACTGACGTGCCTTCAGAATAACCACGAACACCGGTTTGTGGGCATTCCGCAGGTCTTCCATAATTTTCAGTAGCTTTCTCTGAGGATAGTTCAGCTTGAAAGGAATCATCTTACCGGTCTTCTTGTCCTCAATCTTATCGGTCACGTATAGGGCAAACTCGGGGTCTTCCATGAACCTCACTCTACAGATGGCAAAGGTAAGCATCTGGAAATGCTGGGCATCATCCTTCTGGTGCAACACATAGTTGATGTAGTCTTTCAGGCTACCCATCTTTCTCAGACCTCTGAACAGAACAGATTTGGCAGTCTTCTTCGGAACCCACATCTTAGGAATGAAGAAATCGGATAGCTCTATCTTCACACGATGCTCAAAGTTATAGCAACCTTCGCCCGTCATAGGGTCGTAGGTGCCATAAACCTCATCGTATCGCTTCTGATTTTCCGCTACGAGATTATCTATTTCCTGTTCAGTTACTAGAGCCATCCGTCAAATCGTTTAGTTCCTCAAAATCTGCATCCTGTATCTCGGGTGCTTTGCTTATATCCAGTACGTCTGCCTCGTCTTCATCCTCTACGGTAGTCATACCGAGTGCCATAAGCTGCTTGAAGTCTGCATCTATTCCGTGGGTAACGCTTACTTCTGTCTGCTTTGGTATCATGTGCTTGGTAAGGTCTTTGTAGATGGTGACGTATGTCTTAGGATCATACTCTGCCAGTTGGTTCATACAATCCTCAAACTGCTCTTGGCTCCTTGCTAGCCAGTCACGTATATATTCCTTTTGGGCACTCTTCCTTGCAGGGAGAAGTTTCTTTACCTTCTCCTTCTTCTCTTTCTGTATCTCCCTTACAGACTTAAATCCATCCATTTCAAAATCTTCCATACGCTCGCTTTTTTATTATCCGAAGGGTTTCAGAGTATGAATCATGCTGCCCGGCTTGGTAGAGTTGGCGCAGTCTATGATGTCTATCTCCAGTTCGTCCAGTTGGTTCATCTGGTCTATCGTCAGAGGGTCCTTGCTTGTCAATGTGCGCATAAAGTATTCGTATAGCGCACCGGTCACGATATAGTCGTGTATCAGCTTGACGAGTGCATCATATTTGGTATCATCCCAGTAGTCGGGAAATTTCAGCCATATCTCCTTCTCATCCCATTCTTTCAGGGCATTATCTCTTACCCTTCCTTCTGGTTTCATTACATAGGCAGACAGATTCGCTTCCACCTTATTAATATACTTGTCAAACCATCGGTAGAAAAGTGGACGTTCCTTATCGTTCTCGTTTGTCGGAATGTCTTCGCCTTGCGCATCCTTCATGTTCCGTCTTGCTCGTCCTACCATGTTGGTATTTGCATCTATATCATACCAGAGTTGTGTGGCATAGATAAAGATGTGTTTATCCCAATAGCCGTGCCCTGCTCTTCGTGGCTTCGGCAAGAAAGGATTTGGCTCGGGCTTCCATCCTCTCTCTCGGATAAAATGTGTTGGATGTAATTTATTGAACTCCATCTTATACCTCCTTTGCTACAGTTGCTTCCACTTCCACTTTCAGTTTATCGCTGTGTCTGGAGAACAGAGTGATGATTGCTACACCTGTATTGATAGGTTTCAGCCAGAAAGCATGTGGCTCCTGATTTCTGTGTACTTCCAGTATACTAGTGTCGCTGCTTCTTGCCTCAATATCATCAATGGTTCCTTCGTCAATAGAGTAGGATAGGGTAACTTTCATATCGTCAACACGTATGGTTACTGCTCCGTCCTCTTCGCTTCCGTCCACCTTGGCGGTCAGATGTTGTGTGTAAGGAACAGTAGGAACTGCCGGACCACTCAGAACGAAACATCTTCTGATGCTCTGCTCATCAATGGCGAGTGATGCTTGGTAAATCTCAGCCTGTTTCAGATTCGTGGTTCTCGTCCACCATTGGAAGGTCATGTAGTCTTCCACATACTTTGCCACCAGTCGGGCAAGTGTATCGGTCAGCGTTCCGTTGCATCTTCGTGAAGCGTTGATGATAAACTCTACCACATCATCCGTCTTGTTGTCGTAATAGATGATGTTGTCTCCTATGGTCTGTGCGTTCGGCACAAGATACTCGGCAAGAATCGTCTTCACAATCTCCAGCGAAGTATCGAAGTCATGCGTCAGCACTCTTTCGTGTACTTGGTCGTCGCCAGCAGCCTCGTTAAAGCCTACTTTTGCAGCATTGTTGTCTGCCGCAGTATCTATCTTTGCTTTCAGGTAGGTTGTTGCCTTTACCGCTTCAATCACTACCGATTTGATGATTTGAAATTTTATGATCATATCTTTTCCTTTTTAGTCAATGATTACTTCTCCTGTCATATCTGCCAGACTCATGTTGCTGCTTGCCGGTGGAGTCTTATGATAAATCAGCTTAATGGCAGCTGCTATATGATTAGCCATGTCCTCCGCATACTTCTTGGCTAGGTCTGCTTCTGTCATTCCCAACACTGCATTCGATACATAGGCTATCACATACCCGATGAAGTTGCCTTCAAATGGGACGGTAATGCCGTTTTCTACGTCTGCCCATCTGCTGTTCTCAAACTTAATCACCATCGCGTCTCCGTTCTTGTAATAGGTTACTTGTGGTGCCAGCTCTGCTACAAATGTTTCTGCCGCAGCGTTGATATACTGCTTCATGATACCTTTCTCTTCCGAAGATAGAGTGGTCTTGGCAAACATCGTATCGCCGTTCTTGTCTTTCAGGCGTTTTCCGATGAGAGCGAAGTGTTTGTTCACCTCACTCATCACCTTCTCCATTTCTATCGTTATCTGTACTTCCATATCTTATGCTGCTCTGTTATATCCTAATGCACTCTGTGCCTGTGCTACCGCATTCTGGTCTGCACCCTGCACAATTCCGTTTTCTACCTGACCACCGCCTTGCTGCATAGCCATTGCCTGTTGCTGCTGATACATCTGTTCAAGCTGAGCCTGCTGCTCCTGTACGCTGGCAAGCAACTTGTCTGCAAATGGTGCGTTGAGGTTCTGTAGATACTGGATGATGTTGATACCGCCCATATCAAGAAGCTTGTCAAGCGTATCGTTTTGCATCGTGTTGAAGGCTGCCGTAGCTGCTGCATTCTTGATGCTGATCTTGAAGTGAATATCTCTTGCCGAAAGGCGGTCGTACTTGTAAACCGTATTGAAGTTCCGGTCGTAAACCCTTCTTCCGTCTTCGTAATACTGCTGTATAGTCATGCACTTCTTGGTTGCCAGCTTCTCCGTGAACACGTCCATGTCGGCAAGGATGGTATACAGAGACGTGGTTGCATTCTGACTTTCCTGTGCATATCTGGCTGCCGAAGTTCCTGCCGATGGGGTCTTACCCTGCAAAGCACCGCTCACGTTGGTAACCTCTCTAATCAGGTTCAGCTCTATCTGCAAGAGTTCATTCGTACCGATGTTCACGGCATTCGATGTAATAATTTCTGGCTTTACATTCGGTGTCTTCACCGATGGCTTGTAGAATATCCATCCGTCATACTCTACCGCCTCTTCCATAAACTGTTCTGGTGTCCTGCCGTTAAGCACATTTGTAGGAATCATCTTGAATCCCTTGAAACTGCTCCTGATAGCCATGTCGTTCATCACAATCAGTCGGTTGATGTATCGCTGTTGGTCTATGATGTTGGCAAGGAATGGATGAATCTCTCCGTTGATATACGGATAGAGTTTCATCGTGAAAGGATGGCTCTTATAGTCGTATGGAGTTTCGCCCTGGCAGAGGATAGTTCCGTCTGGAGCCATGTAGGTATAATACCAGTACTTACTGGAAGTATCTTCGCTGGTGATATACGCCCTATCTTCCTCCGGCACACCAGCCTCGTCATACTGCTCTTTACGCCTATTGTTTAAATCTATCAGCTTTTGTATCATAGCCGTATCATTACGATCTACCCTAAAATAAGCATCATTTACATTTTGAGCAATAGGGTCAAAGCATTGCAGCATTGGTTTGGTTTCCGTGGTCCACACCTCAATCACTCTAGAGTAATGTCTTCCCTTGTTGCTATGGTCAAAACTGAGATTCTCCAACGCCTTCTCTTCGTTAAACTCATAGCCGTAGCTGTTATCGTCCGAAGGATAAATATCAAAGATAGCATTCAGATCATCTTCTGTAAGCCCATATTCCTTTTTGGCAAATTTCTGATACAAGTCTTCTCGGCTCACGTCATGCAGCACTCCGATAAGACTCACGTCGTTGTGCCGAGGGTCGCTGCCGCATTCAAAAAACATGTGGTCGGGTTCCATCGCATCTGTCCATGAGTCGGGCATTTCAAGCTCCTTCGCCTCCCAACTCTCTCTGACAAACATCTGACCGCCCATCAGGTAGTCTTTAATAGCGTGGTTCAGCACATCTTGCATGTACGTTGTCTGCCAGTTGCATTGCATCGTGGCACTCATCATGTCGCTCAGTTGTCGGGAGTCGCTGTCTCTGGCAAAGCATACCGGTTCTGTTCCCTGCTTGGCATAAAGACCGGCAATAGATTCCAGTATGCTCACCATGATGTTGTTGCTCATAGGTGTCTGGTTGCGCTTCTCCATATAGGTGCGCTCCGTCATTTCCTCCCAGTAACCATGATGGTATACTCTGATGGTGTCGCTCCATTGGTCGCCCATGCAGTAGCGCATCGTTCTCGCCCTCGTTTCTCGCACACCGCTCAGGTTATTCCAAGCATTTCTGCATCGGCTGAGTAACTCCTCGTCCTTGCCGTGTTCTTGTCTTCGCTTGCGAGCCTTAACCGAGTCATACTTATGTTGAGGCATCACTTTGCTAAGTGTCAGTATTCTTGCCTTTACCATTTTCTTATACATTATTAATTATAGGCGCAAAAATAGACAAAAACATGGCTTTCTTTGCCGTGTTCCAACCAACCACCAAGCGCAAGGTTGGAGCACGGCAAAACTTCTTCAAATTATTTGCATTTTTGCCGAAAAGTTTCAAACAGTATAGAGATATGACAAAAGAAGAATTAGCACAGATGAATGAGGAAGGTGGTGCTCAACAGGCTCCACCTGCTGAGGCTGCTACGGATGAAACGTCTGTAGATGAGCGCCCTAATCGTACAGCTTTCTCCAAGCGCTTCTCTAATCGCCATTCTGACATCGACTTCGAAGACAAGGAAGCTCGTTATGCGGCAATGAATGATGATGCTGATTTGCTCGGACAGTACGAACAGAGCGGTAAGGCATTATCTAAAGTATTCGATAAGCACAAGTGGCTCGCTGCTCTGGCGATGGATATGGAGAAAAATCCGGACGACAATCCGTTTGATGCGATGGCTCGCTTGGGTATTGATGTAAAGACGTTGCTTGATGATCCCGAAGGCGGCAAGAAACTCGCTGAGATTCTCGCCAAGCACAACGAGGACGTGGCTGAACAGAACGAGGCTACCGAGAAGGTTACTGCCAACATGCGCAAGTCGCTTGAACGCCTGATGAAGCTCTATCCCGATGATGCACAGGATATGTGGTCCCAGATTTACGAGATTCACGACAAGGTAGAGAGTGGTGATATTTCAGATGATATTTGGAAGATGCTCCACAATGCCAACAACTATGATTCTGACATCACTTCGGCGCGCGACGAGGCGGCTATGCAGGCCCGAAACGAGAAGATTCAGAATAAGGTTCGCTCTTCCGCAAACGAGGGTATTCCTCCTTCACTTTCTAGTTCAGGCGCTGGAAATAAGCCGGCAAAAAAAGAGAAGAAACCAAAGAGCGGATTCTTCGAAGGTATCACTTATTAATATTAATCCATAAATATATGTATAAAATGAAGAAAATTTCAAATTATTTTTCAAGCGGTCAGTTCATCATGAAGATGATTCTGATGCTTCTTGCCGTGGTTACTGGCGGCGGCGTACTGGCTATGGCTGACAAGGTAGAACCTGAACTGGATGAGCCGGGTTCTCGTCCTGCTACAAAGGAAGAGGTAGCTGGTGCTGAGATTGTTGACGAGGATAAAGAGGATTTATTGGCGCCTGGTGGTGACAATGCAGGTCAGGACTTGACCAATACGCAGGCTTCTGCTACGCAGATTGACAAAGGTGGACTCGAAGAGGAAGACTGGGATACTGAGGTCACCAAGTTCCATCCTTATCGAAACCCTATGCTCTCCATTGTTCGCAAGTTCACTACAACTGTTGGTTGTAAGGGCTACAAGAAGAAACATGCTCGCTTTGGTGGTGAAACTTTGGATGGTGAGGTTACTGCCAATATTCCTGAGGGTGCAACGATCAAGTTGACTCGCGCCAATTTCTCTGGTTCATTGAAGCCTTTCTATAAGGGTTCTACAGTTTTCGCACCAAAAGTGGCAGGTTATAAGATTGGTTCAACCACCCAGACAGAAGACCGCCTGATGCTTTTGGTTACTGGTACGAATGAGACTCGCACCGAGGTAACTTTGCAGGCAGTAAATGGTAAGGCGGTAGAGGAAGGTGCAGATTGCGAGTATCTGGAGAATATGTTGTGTCCAGCTATCCCTGTCGGCACAACGTTCCTTTGTGGTGCTACCGCTCTGTCTGAGTCACAGATGAAAGTTCCTACAGAGAACTATCAGCCTCGTTCTAAGGAGGTTTATCTTCAGAAGAAAGCATTCTCAATCGTCTTCACCGATGATTTCGAGAAGATTGAAAAGAAGATTCCTCATAAGGTTTCAGACATGAAGGCAGATGGCCTCAGCAAGTTCCTCTTGCGTGCAGAGCGTTCTTATTGGCTTGGCGTTCAGCGTCGAATCCACTCCCTTACTGAGGATGGTGCAGCTGAATATACTTACTTCTCCGAAGGTGTCTTGAATCAGATTACTACCCAGTATGGCATCGGTGACGTCTACAAGTACGAGGATTTGACAGCTATCTCTATGGCTATGTTCACAGACTTTGCTGAGTCAGACCACATCTTTATGTTCTGTGGCAAGAATGCCATCAAGCGACTGATGAACATCGAGATTCCTAAGGGTCGCACCGAGGTTCTTACAACCCACAAGGAGATTGATATTACGTTCACACGCTACAAGGACAACTACGGTACTATTGACTTCGTTTGGGATCAGACGCTCGACTTCATGGACATGGAGGACTGCATGGTTGGTGCAGACTTCAAGAGTGCTCGCCACTACGTGAAGGAGAAGGGCAAGGATAAGACCAACGACATGAGCAAGGACGGTCACGACCCAAGAGAGGCTAAGCGATATATGCACATCGAGGCAGATTGTATCGCTCTCCGTGGCTACAACTCTATCTTGGTAGGTCCTACTGCTTTCATTACTCACTTGGGCGTATCTGGAATTACGACAACTATCACTTCTGTAGCAGAGCTTCCTAAGGTAGCAGCCAAGGGTGCTAAGTTCGCATTGACTGCCGACTATACAGACTCTGATACTTCTACCAAGTACGAGAAGGGCAAGGTTTACGTTTACAACGGAACCAAGTGGGAACTCTATGCTGGAGCTGATATTGCAGCGTAAAGGTTTTTTTTCATCAATATATAATTCACGCAGAGGGGCAGGAGTTGAAAGCCCTGTCCCTTTGTTAAAACAAAAAGTTATGATTAAGACATATAGATATAATGTATTATGCAATAGTGCAAGCCATATTTTGAATGCCCCCAGCGGAAATTCTATGCGATACGACTTTACTCATGGAAATATCGCTGGAAACAAATATCCTGAGATAACACTTCGAAATAAGTATGCGCAAGACCTTTTGGAGTCTCATGAGTTATTCTCCAAAGGAAAAGTAAGTTTGATTCGTACTACTTTGGAGGAATCTGATATTGTAGATGAACCGGCAAAGAAGACTACAAAAAAGTCACAGAAAGAGGAGGTAGCAGGCATCCGTACAGCGGAAGAAGTTATTAATTACATAAACAACCGTTTTGACAAGGATTGCAGAACTCTTGAAACTGCTATGAAACATGCAGACAAGGCTGGTCTTATTTTCCCAGATTACGGCAAGGAGTAATATATATAATAAGGTGTAAATGAAGGTAGAAGACATTATAAAGGCAGTACGTTGGTGCATAGACGAGGAATCCAACAATACATCGGAAATCACCGATGAGAAGGATGATTTGTATATGGACAACATCATCAAGTCGAAGATAAACGATGCGCTGCATTGGATAGCCATTACTGCTGCATCTTCTCCCGTCTTATCCGACTCCAAGAAGGTAGATGCAACGACTACTTCAACCATTAAGGTAGAAAGCTTTGACGAAACAAGAGGCATAGGAGCAATTACGATGCCTAGCGATACCGAGGTTATCAATATCTCCCGAGTTCGTGGCGAAGGCTGGTTCAAGGCAGTAACGCCAGTAGAAGATACCGACGATGAGGCTCTTATGATGTACGATGATACAGCAAAGGGAACTGCAGATCGTCCTTTGGCAACAATCATGCGAGAGGATCCTATCTGCATCCTCTTGCAGCCAATACCAGACAACGCCGTCATTTCCTTTGTAGGCGTTCCAAAGAATGTGAGCATAACATCAGATACAACCGATGTAGCCATCCCCGATAAACTTTCGAATGCCTTCATCTACTATCTCGCCTTCCTCCTCCTCTCAGCCTACGATGATACCAAGGCAAATCAGATGTACACGATAGCCTTGCAGCAGCTAGGCGTTAGCACAAAGTAGTAGGATAGGGAAGCTATTAAATATAAATTATTAATTATCAATTGAACAAAATGGAGTATGTATCAACGAATTATAATGAGGAAGAACTTGCATGGGTATCACCAGAGATTATTCTGCATCGTGACATCTACCTGATGATTACGCTCAAACACCCGGGCAAACTCATCATCCGGCAAGATAAAGGCGATGGCAAGAAACCTCGTGTTCCCATCCGTGTCCACAAGAACACAGATAAGTTCTATCTTCGTATGCGAGTTGTCCCAGAGACCGCAAAGATTCAGATATTCACTTCATCAGAACCAAAAGAAATTAAATATGCCTACATTTAGAGACGATACAAAAATAGGCGGTATGGTGCCGATGATGAAAACAGACGACATCAATGACCAAGCCATCACGAAAGACAAAATTCGTGACGGTAATATTACGACCGAGAAGTTGGCAGAAGGTGCGGTAAGCACAGACAAGCTTCCCGATGGAGCCATCAAGACAGAAAAGATAGCCGACGAGAACGTTACGACAAGCAAGCTTGCCGATGGAGCCGTATCAACTTCAAAGATTGCTGATCAGAATGTAACCAAGGAGAAAATCGCCGACCAGTCGGTAGATAACTCCAAACTTTCATCTGAGGCAGTCACCTACGATAAGGTTAAGAATAAGGCAATCATCACCGAGAAGCTCAACGATCGGGCTGTAACCACAGAGAAGGTAGAGGAGAAAGCTATCACCAACCCGAAGTTGGGAGATCAGTCTGTAGATGGTAGAGTAGTCCGTGAGGCATCCTTGGAAACCAAGCATTTTGCCAACGAGTCTGTAACAACAGAAAAGGTAGCAAGGAAGTCTATCACGAACGATAAGATTGCTGACGGAACGTTGAAAAAGGAAAAACTAGACCCTGAGCTTCGTAAGGCGATAGAATCTGCAACTGGTCTTCCTGATGAACTTGTAGAAATGATTCAGGACGTTGATGAGAATCTAGCCAAGCTGAATGATACGGTATATCCAATCATCTTGGGCTTCACCATCACCCCGAATGTAGGTACGATGCAGACAGAGATTCGCTATTCTGTATCAAGCGACAATAAGCCACTTGTGCCTGACACCTCAATCATCAGCAAGCAGGTTAACGACAATACCCCAAATAATCTCTCAGATACTCCATCATCAGGTGGAACCCTATCTACCACAATTGAAGGAGCAAGAGAAATCTTCAAGTATGCAGTAACCAAGAAAGGCAGAACGGGCAAAAGCATATCTCAGACTCGCTACCTCTGCTATTATGGAGGAAACTCAGCAGCCACCATGACCGCTGAAATCCTCAATACTCTCAGCAAGGTATCAGCTACAGGAGTATCATTCAATCCAAAAGTAACAACCAAGGATAATGATTACATCTGGCTAGTAGTACCTAGTTATCTCTCTATCAGCCGTGTAACCAGTGCAGGATTTGATGTAACCCTTGCTTCTCCTCAGACTATCACCAATAATCTAGGAAGTTTCAAGGCATACAGAACCGCTAATCCTCTCACCGCAGCTACATGGAGTTTAGTAATATCATAAACGTATAAAGATTATATAATATGAGCATAAATTTAACAGACGAAATTGATGTCAAAACCAAGAAAGGCAAACTTGGAGCCGCCAAGCAGATTTTCCTTGATGGAGACCAAGAGAACTTGCAGCAGATAGGTGACAAGACCCATCAGCTAGAGGATGCCGTCAAGGACATCACCGCAACTGGTGGAGCCTCTACAGCCAATGCCGTCTCTTATAGCAATAGCACTAGTGGTATGACCGCAGTCACAGCCCAAGGAGCCATTGATGAACTTGCAGTAAAGAATGCTTCGCAGGATGCAGAGATTTCCAAGAAAGCCAATGCTGCTGATGTCACTTATCAGATGCAGACAGGGCAGACAAGGGTCAACGCTGAACTTGTTAAGAAGTTCGACAAGGAGAGTGTTGCTCAGGAAACAGGCAATGCAGAAGATAAGGTGATGTCTCAGAAAGCCGTTAGTAATAAACTCAGCGACTTATCAATTATCGCTTCAATAAATAATGCTCCATTTCAAGCTACCATCAACCGCTACATTGATGTAAATGGTATCATTCAACAAGGCTCTGCTAGTAACAAAAACTACTGCACAGATTATATACCAGTAAGTCAAGGTGAAAAGTATACCTATCATGGCAAGTATGCTAAGGGAATATTTAAGGCAGTTTGGGGATATTCCGACAATCAAGGTAGCAATCCTATTGCACTTGTTGATTTCACTGGCGAAGAACAGACAACAGTATTTACGATTGATAACGAACAAGTAAAGTACATTGTTGCTTGGGGAAATACTGAAACGGAAGTCTGGGTTG